TTAACCGAACTCATTTAGAAGTGATGTACCTACTGGGAATTTTTTATACAGCGTGCACACTGCAACATCGTAGATGATCGCAACCTGCTTTCTGTCTGTACCATTTGCGATGAGCCTCCCGGCCTGAGCCCATTGCTCAGCTGTTAACTTCGGACGTCTACCGCCGACCCGCCCTTTTTCCCTCGCAGCCGCCAAACCTGCCCGGGTGCGTTCCACTATCAGCTCCCTCTCCATTTCTGCGAGAGCTGACATAATATGAAAAATGAAACGCCCCATCGGGCTTGAGGTATCAATGCTGTCTGTGAGGCTCTTGAAGTGGATCCCACGCAGGCGCAGTTCATCCACGAGCAATACCAGATTGCGCATACTGCGGCCGAGACGGTCGAGTTTCCAGACCACCAGCGTGTCCCCCTCATTAAGAGCTTTGAGGAGCTTTCTCAGTGCTGGTCTGTTCGCCACTGTTCCACTCATTTTTTCTTCGAAAATCTGTTCACATCCTGTGCGTTCAAGCGCCTGTCGCTGAAGATCCGTGTTCTGGTCATTTGTTGACACCCTGACATATCCTATTTGCATGTTTCCAGTCACCTTTTTATTCAAACAATCCCGGTGACGTTATCGGATGCAACTTCAAAAGGCATTATCAAAAACGTTGGTTTAGGAAGTACTGATTCGCCGACCTTCTCTTCCATCGAATTATCGGCCGCATCGCCATTCCTCGATTTTCATTACGGCTCTACCAGTAATGATTATTCCGCACGACTATGGGCATCAGGAACCACAAGCCTGGAACTGAAAGGCGGCACAGGTGGCGGAACGGGCATACTTCAGGTTGAAGGCGGTTATCAGTGTCGTTCCGGGACAAAAGGCAGTTACAGTGCGAGCGCGTTTAACATGCTCTGGACCAGTGGGGCTATGCGTCTTTATGTCGACACCAGTGACGTTGGTGCGATCACCGTTACTTCATCGGACCGGGAGCTGAAAGAGAATATCGTCTATCAGACCGACCGGGAAAAGGCAGCAGATGAAGTGAGCAGATGGCAGGTTGCTCTCTTCGATATGAAAGCCAGGGGCGTTCTCGATAAGAAACCGGGGCAGCTCGGCTTCATCGCTAACGACATGAAGGAGATCTCCCCCGAGGTTGTGAAAGGTACGGGCCTGCCTGCCGGGATTGACCTCGAAAGTGATGATCTCTCTGGCATGTACTACCTTGACCCAATGGCAGCTATCGCAAAACTGACCCTGACTATCCAGCATATGCAGGGTGAGCTGGCAGAGTTGAAAGAACTGCTTAATACACAGAAACCCTAAAATTGCTCACCAGGCAGATCGCTCTGCCTGGCATTTGAGTCTTTAATCCCCGGATGCATCCTGCGCGGCAGCATTCACTTTCATTTTCCAGATGCTGTCTTCAGGCATATCAAGACGCACATCGATCCAGCTGTTCAGCGGCACGTCGATTGGAGCCCCCTTCGTTTTCACCATTTCCCCATCGTCGCTTAAGATATATTTGCGCTTGAACAGGCGGATTGTCAGCTCCCCGTTATCGCCTTGCTCAGCCTCTACAATACCGAGCTCACCCATTCCGCCCGGATCCATCGGCGGCAGAAGTTGCCAGCCAGAGGATGCCAGACCGGTAGAGCCTGCCAGCACATAAACGCCGACATCGAGGCGGCTTACGTGAACTCCTTCAGCCTCCTCGTTCGCCGTGGCGCAACCACACCAGGAGAAGCCGTCTTCGGCTACATCATCACGCTGATTTTCTTCCTGCGACTTCACGATACGCGCGACTGGTGATGCGGCCTTGAGCGTGCCGTCACTGGCCTTTGTGGTATTACCCGTTGTATACGCTTCATGGTAGGTCCAGGATGCTCCGTTGCTGTAACTGAAGAACGTTCTTCGGTTGATATAAGACTGCAATATCCTTGTTGCCCGAAGCCCTCGCTGAATAATGAGATAGGTAAAATCTGCGGTGAGGCCGATCTGCGGCATGTAGCCACTAACAATGTTATAGAGTCCACTTGGTCTTGAATGACTTGCTGTGTCATCAATGGGATAAGCAAGGCTATCACCTCCCAACCCGAATGCACCATTCAACATAACCCTTCCGGTCGTGCTGTCTGATGCACTTGTCTGGACATCAGCAGTTGCAGCACTTCCTAAACCAAGGTTTGTGCGGGCATCTGCGGCGGTTTTCGCACCAGTACCACCCTGGCCAACGCTGAGCGCGGTAGTCAGCCCGGAAAGGCTGGTGATGTCGCTGTTTGCCCCTTTCTTCGCCAGTGATTTCTGACCCGGTACCGTGACAGCTACGCCGTTAATCGTGATGGTGACGTCTGTAGTACCGTTCATTACATCAGCGAAACCGCTCATGTAACGCTGGTACATCGTGAACGTTTCAGCAATATCCTGCGCCAGGCCATCCACACTCAGGCTGTCGCTAAGCAAAATCGAATACTTCGTCCCCGCAGGGATGGCAGGGCTTGCCGCAGGTGTCACGGTGAGACTGGTTGCCCCGCCGATAGCGGTAATCTGGAATACCTGGGCAGGACTGGTCAGCGCGATAACTGTGCATCCGTTGCGGATAAGCGAGCCCGCGGCATTAAAGGCTGTACCCGTTCCGGTAAGTGTATTGCCGCTGATCGCAATTGTGCCTGTTGTGTAAATCATATTTTCTCCTGGAATAAAAAAACCCGCCGAAGCGGGTTGTAATTACGACTGCGTGAATGAGCCAGAACCTCGGGACACCTGCATAGTTGGCGAATAGATGCCCACATCAGCATGGTTGGTAGTATTGGCGCTTTGCATCTTAATCGAGCAATTCACCACTTTCCCTGTAACCCTGGCGCTGTGCATAACCGTCACATACGTTGGCCTAGTCCTGTCTGTGTTTGCAGGGGTGTTAATGGTGATCACCCTGGAGCTTCCACCAATAGTTATCGTGGCAGTTGCAAACGTCTGTGTTACACCAGCACTCGCCTCATTAGCAGAAATCTGCACCTTGACCAGTGCCGTTACAGTCACATGTTTTTGCCCTGACGGGTCCCCTGAATCTGTGTATGTCATGTTTCTGGTGATGCTATCCCCTTCCATATCACCAAATGTCTGACCCACAGCCACATCACCGATGAATGATTCAGCCTGAACAGTCCCTTTAAACGTGCCGCTGGTTGCTGTTATTTTCCCGGTAAATTCCCCGGCAGATGCATAAACAGTTCCCCGGATCGTGACATTATTGAATGTCGCAAACCCAGACTTATTGATATGCCAGCCAACATTTCCCGTTCCGTCCCAGGTTGAAGACTGAATATAGCTGCCGATTTTGGCGTTACCGATCGTCCCGTCACCAATTACGGTGTCCCGGATGATGGTTTGTCCGTTCTGGATAACAAACGGCAGAGTCACGTCCCCACCGGCTTGAGTCATCACCGCGAAGCGGTCAGCAAGGAAGAGAACCTGCGACTGCATACCCGCTGGCGTATTCTGAACACCAATCCCCATCCCTGCCGCGTACTGGTTACCATTAGAATCAACAGCGACCTTGATACTGTACATCGCATTCAGGTTGTTATTGATATCTGCCGACACCTGCGCGTTCTGGACAATAGCAGCACTTTGGCCGTTTACCGTGACCTTAAGCGAGTTGATCTGCGTGGCTGATGCCTGAGAGAAGTCCGCCATGGTTTTGGCAAAATCCGTCACGTTCGCAGTGTTCCCGCCAGCACTTGAGTCCAGCGTTTTCAGCGATTCGGCAACGGCCTTACTGGCATCCGCCATGACATTATCAACGCGTTCAATACTGGCTTTGTTGTCACCGTACTGCACGCTCTGGGTCATTCGCTGATTCACCTGAGCAAGGGTACTGGTGATAAGCGCTATCGCGTTGTTCTGGATGCCACCATTTGCCGTATCGGTCCTGGCTCCCAGCTCATCCAGACGGGATGCCATAGATGAAGTGGCGTCAGTTACAACCTGCTGCAAACTGGTGATATCAGCGCTGTTCTGCGAGCTGGCCTGCCCCGCAGCATCAGCCTTGTCAGAAATCACCTGGGTGGTGGCCGTGAGCTGGTCTACCGCGGTGGCCCGGGCCTGCGTTTCATCGGACAGCGCCTGCCTGACCTCCGTAATGCCGGCCGCGTTGTCTGCTGTCTCCGCCTCCAGCCGGGTGACGTCAGTAACGCGCGCTTCCGTTTCCGTGGCAATCACTTCCCGGAGCTGCTCGAAGGTGGCAGTGTTGGCTCCCTGCTGCGCCGTCTGGCGGACAACGACATCAGCGATGGCCAGGGCATTGCCGATAATGGCTTCCGCAGTCTGCTTATTCGAGCCTACCGCAGCTGCCAGACCATCCGCGTTCTCCTTAATCGCATCAGACAGTTCAGCCAGTTTGTCACTGCTGGCCACTGCATCCTCGATCAGGTCCTTGAAGACTTCGGAACTTTTGATGTCCTCCAGGATTGCATCAGTGATATCGGAAACATCGATGCTTGCCTGCCCACGAACAAAGTCTGTCCATTCACTCTGATTACCGATACGGTCAACAAGCCGTGCCCGGTACCAGAACTCCTGACCCGCCTTCAGCCCCATCTGCTGATAGAGTTTCTGAGGATACGGAACATCAGCCAGAAGCATCGGACTCGCACCGTCAGAGGTCAGGCTGTATTGCAGTTCTGTATTAAGCGTATCACCGGAATCAGCAGGGAATCCCCAGGTTACGTTGATGCCGAAAACGACATCATCCGTTGCAGAAAGACCAACCGGCTTAGGCACATCACCAGTGCGTCCTTTCAGATGCGTGAGAGCTGAAGTTGCCCATAGACTTGAGGCCCCGCCAGAGTTAATTGCCCTGACTCTGACAAGGTAATCACCCTCAAAGATGCCGGGCACTTCGATATTGCGCAGGCCAGTCTCCGGCACGTTAACCCATTCGTTATCTCCGCGCTTCCACTGCACCCGGTAGGCAATAACATCTGCCTGAGGCTTGCCATTTTTATCCAGTGGCGCATCCCAGATAGCGGTTAGCGTGGCCACGCGCTGCCCTTGTCGAACCGAATCATAGCTCGACACCGCGATGTTAGTCGGCTGATTCACAAGCCCGGTCGGGATCAGGCTAATCGGCGGTGTATCCAGACGCGCATTGTTATCAACGGCGTCATATTTTGACGCATTATATTCAGCGCCGGTGATAGTGAAGGTGTTTTCCTCATCATCGAATTTCAGGTTCGTTACCCGGAAGTACTGGAGGCGAAGCTGGCCAGCATCAATAACGAATACGGCGTTCGGTAACGGCTCAGCCGCGAACGGCGTGGCCACCACCAGTTGTGTGCCGTTTACGGCCTGGATTACCCGACTCTCAACGGTACCGCCCTGTGTGCGGATCATCAACGTATCACCCGCGATAGCACTGGTACCCCGATCGGTGGTAACAGCCTTAAGCCCTGCGTTGTGGCCGGTAATGCGCCCGCCGTATACCCGCCCGGACAGACGTTCATCGGCGAACGCAAACACCGTACCCGGTACATACAAAAAGCCATCAAGCCCGGTCTGAAGCGTGATAATGCGATCCAGGGAGTTGGAGTATACAGCCCACCCGCCGCGCCGTTGTGCCTCGCTTTCACGTGTGCAGCCAATCGCAGTGATCTGCGTCTGCTTAAACTTGAACTGCTTAACCAGGTCCGGGAACATTACTGCCGTGGTGCGGTCCTGATAGTGGTTGTCCGGGTCGCTGAAGTTAATCAAGGCGCTGGAGAAGCGATATTTTTCACTCCCGCTCGAGTACACCGGTTTTCCAACCACCGACGCGCGGGTGAGGATCTGTAGCTTAGAGGTATCCGCTGGCATATCAGAGACAACGTTGAACATGTTGTTGCCCCAGAAGGTCATTCCGTTAAAGCCCGCAGCAATATCTTTAATCACCTGCCAGGCATCAGCCTGCGACTGGATGTAAACGTCAAACATAAAGCGCGGCTCGGTACCGCTTCCGCCTTTCCCGTCGGGCACCTTCTGGTCGCAGCGCTGGGCGATGCGATAGAGTTCCCACTTATCGAGCATTTCAGGCGTCACGCGGCGACCAAGGCCGAAACGCGGTTCTGTCAGAACATCGAACCAAATCCATGCCGGGTTGTTCGTCCAGCCCCACTTAAACGTCCCGTCCCACGTGCCGCCATAGGTTCGCGCTATTGGATCGTAATTCGAAGGGATACGGATAATACGCCCCTTCGGCTTACAGGAAATCTTCGGGATGTTGTTGAATGACTTCGCGTTGAACGATATGTACAGCAGAGCCGTGTGTGGATAACGCAGACGAGCGTCGATCACCTCCGTAATTGCCTGCACCTGCGTTTTGTTCTGCAACATCTGGCTGGTGCTGTCGTCGGTGTCACGCACTACACGTATCTGCCAACCGGAACTGGCTTTTGGTAAGTTAATGCGGTGGGTCAGCTCATAGAGAGAACTGAGCTTCTCCGTAACGGTTTTAGTCATGACCGTAGAGTAAGCGCCCCCATCCACCGCAACATCGATATGATACGTGACGGAGGTACCAACAATGTCGCCGTCATTCTCCTGCAACTGCAATCCGGTAATGCCTACACGCACAAGTACAGCGTCAATTTGGGTATTGCTTAGCGCCCGGATCCACGGAGTTGCCTTCGTCAGCGATACCCCAATACTGGTTTCGTTTTCTACCGCAGGAAAGCCCGGGATTGGCGTCTGGGTCTGTGTGCCAGGCCGAAAATCCCAGGATACGTTTTCAAAGTTCATTGAACCGTCAGCATTGCCTAACGGCGTGCCATCGAGGAAGATGCTCGACGCGTCCAGCCCGCCAGCAAACTCACCTTCTCCCAGGGCCAACAGTATGCGGCAGCGAGCCATGGACTGTGCCGAATCGGGTTGCTCCACGGGCGTATGCTGTTTCTGGCTGCCACCCTTTGCACCTGTAATCGTTGCCATATTGCATCCATAAAAAAACCCGCCGAAGCGGGTTGTTGTTAGTCTCTGGTGGTTAAAATGCCGTTGGATAAATGCCGAAGTCACCGTTCGTCCCGTACCCAATCCGGTACATCAGAGTTTTTTCGCCAGTAACTTTCCCTGACTGCTCACTCATACCACCACCGCAGATGCCTTTTGGCCAGGCACTAAAAATATGCTCTCCAGTGGACGGATAAACCGTAACCTTTTGCGCGGTATCAAGATCAGCAACTTCCTTGCCATCTACGTAAACCCGGCTCATACAAGCGCTCCCCATAAATCCAGAGTCCCGCTTAATAATTACTTCACCAGTACCATCTTTTTTAGTTAAGAGATCCGAATTGATGATTTGTTTTGCGGGTGCGTCTTTTGCCTGTTCATTTGATACAGGTTTCGTAGCGCAGCCACTGAGGCCTATTAATGCCAATACAACCAATAGATTCTTCATGTCCCTATATCCATCAGTAAAAGAAGAGAATAATCCTAACATCCATCCGAGAGTAAATCAGCGGAATGGATCAGATATCCTCAGCAACAATACCTGCACTGATAATCGCCCCGCCAATCTCACGCTCGCCATAAAGAAGCGCGACCGGGTTACCCATTGCAAGGGTATTCACCGAGCCACCGAAGGCATAAGAGGGTTTATTGTCAGGATCGTCTCGCCCCTGTAGTCCTTTGGGTTGCGGGGAAAGCATCTGGTAAATGCCACCAGCCATCATTGAGCCACCGGACATAATCAGTCCTGCGGCAAACGTTGCCCCGATACCGGTCCAGCCAGCGAGTATGCCCGTGGCGATACCTGCAACCACCATCACAGCGCCGAGGATAGTCTGGAACATGCCAGCCTTCTTCGCCCCTTCCATCACTGGCGCAATGCGGATATCACTGTCGCCTGCCAGGTCCTGGAAATCCTGCACGCCTACGTTGCGTTTCCCACGGAACACGGCGAAGGTCATGCCGTTTTTCTTGGCATTCATCAGATAGTCTTCAAGCCCGTCCAGATTGATGCACAGAGCTTTTACCGCCTCGGCTGATGTTTGTACCGCCATTTTATGTACGCGCCCGAACCGGGCCCCCAGAGCGCCATAGAGGCGTATTGTTGTTAAACGCGCCATAGTTTTATCTCCTTTGGCAGGTCTTTGTGGCGAACGCAGATCATCGTCCGGTCTTTGAAGTAACCGCGTGCGTAGGGTGTGGTGCAGGATGGCTGGCCGTACAGGTGATGGAGCAACTCACCCTGCTCGGTGATAATTCCCGCGTGATTCCACTTGGCAGATTCAACTTGCATGATGACCATACAGCCGGGCATCGGGTCGCATTCGATGAACCCTTCCCTCTCCCAATTATCGAAATAAAGGTTGTCCGGGTACTGGCTTTCCCACCATGGATAATCGACGCGGAAATCGTTGAGCATCACGCCCTGGGTGGCGTGCCAGTCCATAATCAGCCCCCAGCAGTCGTGAGAGCCCAGAATGAACGAGCGACCAATAAGCGGGATGGAATCAGGCGTTATCTCAGCGTACTCGTCACAGTCCGGCGCGTAGATGCCCCAGACCACTCCCGAGTTATTGCACTGCTGACGATCGAGGTCTGACGGGATAGGCCGCGCACCATCGCCAGGATGAGAATGGATAACGCGGATAATGGTTCCTTCATCCTCTGCATTCGCCCAGTGCTCACCATCGATACGGAAGTGCTCTGTCGGATTTTCGTGGGTATTCGGTATGGGGATGTAGCGCTGTCGACGGCCAGACTGGATAACGAAGCCGCAGCACTCGCGCGGAGCTTCTTCCAGCGCGTGCGCGCGAATCGCCGCCATAATGGTTTTGTTCATTCAGATGTCCGGTTATCGGGAGAAAAGAACGGTAGCCGGGAAGCCGCCAAAATCGAGAATTGCTGCGGTGGGCTCTGCCAGACCGCTGCCAAAACGTTTACGGCAATCACTTAGACAGCCCCCGCATACATCCAGCGCCGGGTCAGCGACCGCATTTCCCTTAGCATCGAAATAAGCTGTGCCGTTGTAGGTGCAGCCGTCGCCGCTTCGGTATTGCCCGCGCAGCGCCCATTCACAAAGTGACGTTATTTGGCGGGTGGGGATTACCAGGTTTTGCAGGTCTGCCGGGCTGCTAAGTGACCACGCAACAACTTCATCATCTTCAGAGGTTTTGGTATCAAGCCAGAAGGTCTGAAGAGTGAACATTGTCGAATCAGCTGTCGGGTTTGTGCTTCCAGGAAAGTTCACTGCATCGAGGTAAACAACGTAGGTGTCAATAATACTCACCTTCGCATTCACCATATCTTTGAACTGAAGGCACAATGCAGTGATATGCCCGTCGAGGTTGGAAACGCTGAGTGTTGGCTCAGCTGCCTGGTCTGTTGATAGCTCGAGGCCTGCTATCTGAAAAGGCCAGAAATCATAGACATTTCCAGCGAATACGACTGGCTTGGGTCCGAGCTTATTTTCGTCACCATTCGCAGCATCTATCTCAGCCGGCGTATGAGGAAAAGGTGAATAATGAAAGCGGTGAATACCGCCACTGAACTCTGAGGCGTCTACTTCAACCAGGCGGACTCTGCCACCCGGTGCCAGCATCGCCGCCTGATCGACAAATGCCATTATGCGTAGACTCCATAAGCCCGTTTGATAGTGAAGGTTAATTCCGCGAACCGGCTGCTTATCTGGTTTTTACGTACAGAATCAGCAACGACGCGATAAAGCCCCTTCTCTTCCCCTGGAGGTGTAATGATGAAAGCCTTAACTGTATGGGCCAACAGGAAGTCTCGCACGGCGTTTACTTCCATCTCTGCACCGGTGTGCTTCATCGGCACCTGAATAGCGGTGGAGTTAATACCGTTCTCGGCTACTTGCTCATACCCATCACCGAACTGCGCTGATCTTACGGTCTGACTATATTCAATCGCGCCTGCACCGAGTTGCGAGCGCCAGTTGTATGTTTCAACTGCCATATTTGCTCCATAAAAAAACCCAGCCGGAGCTGGGTTTATAAACATTGTCTATTCACAATGTCGTTTCATATAACTTAGGGTCTCACTAGGAGTTCCTTCATTATCACAATCTGGGTTGCTACATTTATAACGACGATGTAACTCATTAGCGCCACAGCGTTGCCCAAAACAGTTATCTTTGTCACAAAGGCAATTCACCACACCGCTAAATGATAGCTGCCAACCACATTTTTCACATTTATCCATTAAACCCTAAACTCCCTACATTTGAGCATCTGTATGACCATTCATTGACTGTTAAACATATTAACTTATCAATACCGTTCATAAAAAGGGGGCCTACAGTGAAGATGTTTCAAACCTATGCAACATCAGCACCGTGTATCAGGTGACGCAGTGCCTTAACACCTTCTGCATTATAGCGAAACGCCTCGACCTGCTTGCTGGAGTGCGCAGACTTATCCAAGAAGAATTTGCCGTGTGCAGTCGTTTTCAAGTTGTTAGCATTCGCCACGCGCCCGATCTTCTGAGCAGACACACCAAGCATTTCGCCAACCTCGCCAGCTGTACGGTAATGCTCCTCAATGACTGGTAGCGGTATAGCGTCATAGCCGATCAACGGGTTTATTAGCGATGCCGTAAGCGTATGCTGCGCCATTGGGTCGAGGCGCGGCAGCAGAGACATAATCTCACGGGCGCTGGCGATATTCTTTTCCAGGGCCTGAGCTTTCAGTTGGTCAGCTTTTGCCAGTCTATATTCGGTGATACCTGACTGGTTTTTCGATATCTCCGGATGCACTTGCATATCTTCCAGCTTATCAACCAGGGAGCGGCGAACTGCTTTGGACTCGCGGGCGGCCACTCGGAGTGCCTGCTTGATGGACATTGTAATGACTTCAATGTCCTGACCATTTTTACGACCTACACTTTTTGTGTAGGTCTCCCCATCAAGCTCATCAACAACTTTCTCAATAAACTTATTATTTCGGACGATCGGCTCACCGCACTGTTTTCGTGCGGCATTCACCATTTCCAACAAATACTGACTGTCAATGGTTTTCTCGGTGACATTAGATCTTTTTGCTGCTAAATTTAAACCAGTCATATACGCTCCTATACGTAGTTAGACTTCAGTGAACCGTCAGCTCCAACTGACGGTTTTTCTTTTTGCACTATGGCAAACTTTGTATTGCTCCTATCAATCCTTTTGCAACTTCCTCCTTCGGAGCAACCAACCACCCTTTTCCTCTGAACAAATTTACAAACCCATCAAAAGACATAACAACCTGATCTTCTGTTAGTGGTTGCGTACCGATAACTCCACCTTTGCTATCAAAGTAAAGCATTACCCGTTGATGAAATTCAGTAGGAAGATTTTCAACACTTGTCGCTTCAATCCCTCTATCCAAAATATCCAACACCCACTTACGGAATTCTTTAGCAACCGGGGTGCGGGCAAACATCGCGATTAAGTGCGCGCCGCGAAGAGAGAAAACGCGTACCTTTTTGCGGTAATTTCCTGAGGTCACTGATTCAATGACCTTAGTCATACCACCAGTAAACTCGTCTGCGTTCTGGTTGAACAGGTTCGTTACCGACTTAGCGCTCTTATATTGCAGGGCTGCCGCGATTTCAGCAGAGGTAAGCCAAATGCCGCTCATACCAGCAACTGGAACAATTGCTTTACCTTGGAAGTTCAGATCTGATTTTGCTACAATATTCATGTCGATATTTCCTTTGCCGGATTTGTTCGATAAGAGGCCCAGGGTGTTAGCGCACTTCTGGGCTTCGCTGTTTTTACTGGATGACAACATCGCCCTTCTCCTCAAGCTTAATCAGCAACTCCATGCGATATGCAATCTCTGCCTGAATGGAGCGGTGACAACGCTTGGCGGACTCACGAATATGAGAATCCACTTTCTCAACAAAACGGACCTGGCGCGGCTTGATAGTGGAAATGTTTTCAGACATTATGAACTCCTCTAGTTCTCTCTACATAAAAACTCATATGAACTTGTAGAGATACTAATATGAATTATTCATATGTCAACATCTCTTTAATGGTGAAATTGTGAACTTTGACTCCCTGTTTCATGAGCGGGTCTCCACGCTGAGAAAATCTCTGGGCCTAACTCAGACAGAACTTGCTAAGCAAGTAGGCATCGTGCAGCGTCAGATTGCCGCATACGAAGGTGGTGATTCTAAGCCGCGCGACCCTGTTTTATTGAGGCTTGCATCAGCACTTGGAACTACTCCAGGCTGGCTGGCTTCCGGTGATGGACAGGAACCCAATCTGAGAAATTTCATCCCGTACACTTCTGTTCGCCAGATCCCGCTTTTAACAATGGGACCGTTCGCTGACAGACTTGATGAAGTGTTAAAATCTGCGACCGCATTTCACCCATGTGGTGTGGCTGTGAGCGATAGTGCTTTCGCCCTTAAAATTGTTGGCGAGTCAATGAGAGGATCCGGAGGATTCAGTTTCCCTCCTGGATGTATTGTTACTTTCGATCCTGGCGTTGAACCACAACAGGGCAGCTTTGTTTTATATGGTTATGAAGAGGAAATGACCTTTAAGCAGTACTACACCGATCTCTTTCAGGTGACACTTAAGGCTTTGAATAAAAACTATGGTGACCTAGTAATTAACAAAGGTGATGGATTTGTTTTGGCTACTGCTGTTTACGCTGAGGTGGATCTCATTCAGAGCCAGACGACGTTACATGGTGTTTATCAGCAAGTTATTACAAAAGCTGATTATCCTGGCCTTCGCAAAGACTCTGATGACAATAAAAAAAACTGAGTTCATGATACAAATTTGTATCACCAGATAGCCCACCTAAGTGGGCTATTATTGAAGACTTGAGCGGGGCTTAACTTTCGTCTGTCGGGTCTATTTTGTGGCGTATTTGGTAACAAGCATATCTAACCGCTTTTGGTCGTCTTCGCTAAAACCTTCTGCGTCAAACAAGGTCTTTCCGTCAGGACCATCCAATTTAACCACCTCAACCGTGAAAATAGCATCATCAGGGGCTTCGACTTTGCCCCAATCTGAGAACATGTTAGGAAGTAAAGGCCAATCAGCTTTTTCACCCGGTTCAAGCCCTCCAGGGATGGCATAGTTGAAAGTGTCAACTAGCCAAGGGATAGAGCGACCGGGAGAGGCAATAGTACCTTTGAAATATGCTCTAGATATTGGAGTGCCAGTTTTGTTTTCAACGCTCAGTTCAATCACAGGGCGGGGGTTGCCAAATTCCTGCTTCTGGAAATAAAAGCGTGATTTATTAACAACAAAGTTTTTTAAAGCTTCTTTTGCCTGCTGAGATTTAGCATTCTTATCTTTAAGTTCAGCGATCTCTTGCAAAGCTTGTTGCTGCTCTTTTTGTGCTCTCTCAGCTAAAATTACCTTTGCCTCGCTGATTATCTCTTCGCCTGTCTTCCCATTTAATGCCGCCTTTGCTTTCTCAGCTTGCTGTGTGGCAATAGTATCTCCGTTGCCAGAAAAAGCGCCAGCCATCATAGCTTTCATGTCAATGCTATTCATCACTATGGTTGAAGTGGCTTCACTAAACTCCTGTCTTTTCTCCTCTGGAAGAGATTCTTTTACCTTCTGAAGAGATGTTTTCATCGTCTCATCTGTTGATGCATCAACTTTTGGTTTGTCACACCCAGAGAGCAATAAAGTTAAACAACAAGCAAGTAACACTTTTTTCATTTAAATCCCCTTAATCATTATGTTTTTAGAAATAATAACTAAGGACTGACGCAAAAACTATCTACCTTTTGTGAAGTTATAGATTATCCCGCCTGGTTTGATATGTTTTTGTATCACTTGCAACGCAGCGGATTGCATTTCATCAGCAAGTGCGCGCCCCATGGCATCACCAGAACTGGATGTTTGGGTTGTTACCGAACCACCAGCATCGACATTAACGGTGGTATTAATAACTGGGGCCATACCGCCACCGCCCTGAGCACGAACACCCAGTCGCCCAGCGGAATCCCGCGTCAGTGGCATGATTGCCTCTGCACCTGCCTCAGCAAAGACGCCACCTTTGGCAAACTTCGACGCCCCCTGGAACGTGAAGTATTGAGGAGAATCGTAGACGCCATTCACATACTTACTTAACCCGGATGACTCATACACGCCGCCTTTGGCATTGAACGTTACGCCAGCAGCAGCGTTAGCATATGCCCCACCAGGAGTACTGCCACCGCTACTTCCCCCACTTATCCAACCCATCGCAGCTTGCACTGCATAGGCCACCAGAAGTCGATTTGTCACCTCAAGGATCATCTTGAGCATGGACTTGCCGAACTCTTTAACCGAAGCGGTGCCGGTTGTCATAAGCTCGGTAAGCATGTCCGATAATCCGGTTAGCGTAGAACTGGCTACATTCTTAACAGCGTCATAGGTGTTCGTGGCGGCGTCCAGATATTCATTCCAGCCGCTTACTGCGCCAGCCTTCCAGTCGCCGCGCAGCTTGTCTTCTTCAGCATAATAATTCCTAAGCGCTGCCAGCTCTTTCGTATAGCCTGCATCTTCAAGCTTGCCGCCACCATTCAGCCATCCCTGGCGGAGTTGAGCCTCTTCCATCATTCGCTGGGTTTGGCGGCCGCTCAGCCCGGCGCTATCTAGCAGAGCATCCGTTTTTTCAGACATCTGCGTGACGTACTTATTCGCCTGCTGAGCCAGCCCGTTAATTTTCTTCTGGGCTTCGACTTCCTTGTTCTTCTGATCCACCACTTTAGCTGCGTTGAGGATCGCTTCCCGGCTTGATAGCAGGGATTTCTCCTGAGCGGTCAGTGCGCGGGTCTTGGAGGCCTCCTCCAACTCAGCGAACCGTGATTGCTGTTTGCTGAGTTCAGTACTTCTGACCTGCGCTTCACCCGTTTGGCGAAGTGTTTCGAGGGTTTGAGTCAGCGCCCTGGACTGCGTCTGATAGTTCTCGATGGTACGATCACCTGCGTCAACTTTAACAGCAGTCGCTTTTGGCGAGTCTTTTTTGTCCCGTTGTTTTTTTGCTTCCTCAACCTCACGCTGGCGCAATGCGATGAGCTGCTGCGCATTTGCAATTGCTTCTTTATCTCCAGAGAAGGCAATTTTTCGCGACTGCTCTCGAGCTTCTTTAAGCCTTGCCTCTGCTCCTGCAACGCGATCGGTTGATTCCCACGCTTTATTGATCCAGTCGACAGACTCTGCAACTGCTTTGTTGCCGTCAATTGTCAGTTGGTTCATCGTTTTTTGCAGGTCAATACCCTGCTCGATGAATTTCAGCCCATAATCAATACCACCGCCAAGCGCGACGTTCTGCTTACCGAGGTTTGAGCCGGTATACTTGTTCTTCTCTTTTATAGCGGCGTCTGACCATGCGTCACCGATCTTAAGAATCTCTCGTCGATGTGCGTCAATCTCGGCATTCAGTGCGGTGAAATTTCCCGTGCTTTTGTATTTCTCAACCTCTTTTCTCGCCTCGTCATAGCTATAGCCAACATCAATCAGTTTTTGAATTGATTCACTGGCACCATCATTGGTGGTAATGAACATCTTGCTAACTTCATCAATCGTCTTACCTGTTTTGTCAGATATGGCGACCATGTTAAGAGCGAGCCGCTCAGCAGCATCACCACTGGCACCTAGAGATGAGGTAGTAAGCTTTGAGGCTTCATCAATTTCTTTTCGGTTCTGGTAGATAGCATAAGTCAGCAGTGCTACAGCAGCCGCCGAAATGGTGAATGGACTTGCCAATCCCATGACGTATGAACCTACGCCAGTTAACGCACCTTTAACTGATCCGAATTGGTCTTTAATCTGCCCACCCTGCTGGAGCAGGATCAGAAAAGGCGACTGACCACCAGCCAACTGCGTGGCGATATCCGTGAACTGAGCCGGAAGTGTTCGCAATGCAGCGCTGTACTGACCCACTGAGATACCAGCACGGCGTGCGGCCAACTCCTGCCGTGATAGCGCATCCGGCAGCACGTCAGCCACGCCAGAGAGCCGCTCACGCGTCTGGTTGAGGATGTTGTTAAAGTGTTCGAACTGAGTGCTGTTAATACGCCCAGCTTCGAAATGTGCCACCAGCTGCGCATGTTGTTCATCAAGCGAAGAGAATGCGCGAATGGTCGGATCGATGGAGCCCAGCAGATTCTTCAGTACGGCGGATTGTTTTTCTGCTGCCTGGGTAGCTGCCAGTTCTGCCTGAGCCTTCACTGCGGCTTCCCCGGTGTCCGTCAGTTTTAAGCGTGTATCATCGAGGATTTTGTTGTAATGCTGAAAATCCTCAGTATCCAGAAAGCCTTTGTTCTGGAAGTTACGCAGCGCTGCCTGTTGCTCATCCAGCCGGTTCAGTGCCTTGTTTACCGGGTCGATATTCTCCAGCAGGCCTTTCAGCGCGACCTGTTGCTCTTTGATACCTGCACTACCCTGTTTTGCTGACTCTGCACCAGCCCGGAATACACTGTTAAGGTCATCCGCTTTCTCGACGGCGCCGGCCGCCGCTTCACCGAGTTTATCCAGTTCGTTGCTGGCTGTTTTCAGGTCAGCAACATCAGCCTTCAAAGTAATCGAGGCGATCTGGTCTGTCATTTGCTCGTCTCCTTATGCATTACCTTGAGAGCCTCACTTTCCATAATCTGAAGATCAGCCATGCAGGCCGCCGCATCCTCAACCCCATGCAACTGAAACACCCAGGGGAGAACGTTGTAATCAAGACCGGTCGCACCGCTCGCACCTACGCGCCATTGGGTCGCCAGCGTGGAGAAGATGGTGAATACTTTCCATGTCGATGGCAGGATCCCCACCTCTTCCTCAACATCTTCAGGCGTCAAACCAAAAGCGCTCAGCTCCGCGAGCGTCGGTCCTGGCGTATACATCGCTGCGGCGACCTGCCTCAGTTTTTTTCGCGGATACCCATCAGCTCTTTGGTGTAGGCCAGGCCGATGCTGTCAAAGGCCCGCGGGTAGTTCTTCAGCAATGTGATCACGTTATCGCGGGTGAATTCGTCAGGGAGCGCCCAACCTTCAACAATTTCCATAAGGTAGTCGGCCTGTGGCTCAGTAGGGGCTTTTTTCCCTTCGGCTGCTTTGTGCAGTTTCTCGTCCATAGCACGCAGTTCCTCCAGCGTTTTATGGCGGAAAGTGAAGGTCAGTTTGCCGTCTTCAGCGCCGGCGCGTGGGATGCTGGCGGTAACGGAAAAGGTAGGATTAGGGATCAGAGAGAATTTGGACATTTCGGTTCCTTAGAAAACAGAAAAACCCGCCGTAGCGGGTTATTAAGGTGAGTCAAACATTAAATTTTAAATTCCTGAAAACCTCGCACAACTGAGGCATGGAATTATTTGAGTAATTATTTATTACTCATTCAACATAATTAAAGGACCTCTCAATATCTCATTCGCTACGTTTTGAACGAGTAATGTGTTGAGGTAATTTCTGCGACTCCTCGTAGAAACAATCCATCATTTTTTTCGTTTCAATCTTTAGCATTTCCATATTTTTTTTGTTAAAGGCTTCCCTTCGCTCAGTTTCAGCCTGAACAATGTAATTTTCAGAGTTTAATGGTAACCATGTACTTGTTTCATACTTATAGAAGGACTGCCATTTATTATAACCAACACTGCAAATATCTTTGACACTTGAGTCAAAGTCCTTCATGCGAACACCATAGTCCTTGAAGATGGATAAAGCTCTATCTCTATCAAATGCTTCCTTAGAATCACTGGTGCCGTTTGGCATGGCCTTAATTTCATCAAAGACTGACTTCTGAAAATTGTCCGCAAGGTCAAAATCAACTTTTTCTCCGCCTGAATCCCTAAGAGTAGAGACTGTTTTCTCTTGATCTGAAGACTGTTCCTTGCTTCCAAACGAGATAAGAATGATGAAAGAAAAAAATGATAATGCAAATGCAGTTACAGCTGCTCTTACCTTGCTTCGACCTTTTGCCAATGATCTGCTTTTGGATTTTCTATACACGAAAACCGCAACAATAATAGCCAGAACAAAAATAAAAAAGTTCATAAACATCTCCCCATGCATCAATCGACTTTAGTTTTTACTTAAAAATTTCATTTGTTATCGACAGGATGAGTAATTATCTTTAGCCAAAATTTTAGGGGTTTACTTTGGGCTAGCTCATCCAACACCCAACGTAAACACGATTGATGTTGCTCCCGTGCGAGGGAATACACATTTAAAAGGGAACTGTTCTGGGCGTATTTTTAACCCGGCGAACCGGGCTTCGTTGGTTAGCTCACCGTAACGGCGCACGCAGCAGACGTGATGGTCTTGCCTGCGGCGTCGCTGACCTCACAGGTGTAAGAGCCAGCATCGCCGGATTCCGCAGATGGGATGTTGAACGTCGAGGCCGTTTTGCCCGGAATGGCTGTACCCGCTTTCTTCCAGACGTAGGTGTAGGGCGCGGAACCGCCCTGCATTACCACCGCCAGATCCAAAGCTGCACCAGTGGCAACAGATTTGGTTGGGGACAGGTCTGTCAGGAACGCCAGCGGCACCGCAGAGGCGTCAGCGATCGGGTAAATCTGCATATCCGATTCAAAGTTCATGCGCGCTTCGTTGCTTTCCACGGTGTTGATTTCGGTCTTTGGAACCTTCTGGAACGATACTTTCGCAGAATAGTAACGGTCAGCCTTGCCGCGCTGGTTGTGGAACCAGATTGCGGTTGAATCGCTCGACTCATCCAGTTCAATGAGTCGTTTGTAGATAGCCAAAAGTGGGTCATGTGCGAAGGTGTAGACCTGAACTACGGCGTTTTTAAACGTCGGGATGGTTCGAGCCTTATCATCTTCCAGGAACTGCACGCTGATGGTCTGCTGGTCGCCGCCTTCGGTAGACAAAGTCATGACCTGAGGCATGGTGATCCACGAATCGATTTTACGTAGCGTGCCTGCTCCGGTACCCGCAGGAAATTTCGTGGTGTCGGTGGTATCGAACGCTTCCAGCACGATTTTAGTGCCGGTAACGGACTTAACGCGCAATACCATATTGTCGAGCTTAAGCCAGCCAGAACTCACCTGGACAACATCGCCAGCCAGGATGCCAGCAGCGGATGCAACGGTCAGCTCGCATTCCGTCGCATTGGATGCAGCAGTGAAGGTAATTGCGGCCTGATAGGCCTTGGCCACGTTCACACGTGACCCGTTAGGGATTGCGAATGCCATTGCATTCTCCTGAATTTAGGGAATAAAAAAACCCGCCATGCAGCGGGTCAGTAATCAGCGCGATACTGCATACTGATGGGGGTGGTATAGGTGATGGAGCCACTACTACCGTTGGGTGCGGAGGTAGGACGATCCTGTATTGGCTGACGGACCTGAGGCGGCCCGTTGATGTAGACGGTCAGGTCCCCATCCACCAGCGGCAGTCCTTCGGGAAAAGCATCAGCGACAGACTTTGCCAGCCCTCTGGCCTGCGTCACCCCGCTACCTGCTGGCGCAATGATGTTCAGCTGGAGAATGCCGTGGTACGTGCGCAATTGGCCTTCAAGATCCTGTCCTACGGTTTGCGCCGGTAAAACATAAACACGCCCGTAAGGCGCATTATCGGGAGGAGTGAACGTGATGTTCGGCCAGGCCACTGGCAGACCGAGCGAAGTGCAGATAACAGCAATACGCCCCTCCAGCAACTCAGCTATTCGCATTGACTGATCACTGGCCATTGCGAACCTCGCTCATTGCCTCACGGAAATACTGGGCAGCATCAATCGCTGTCAGGCCAACCATTCCCCCTGGTGCCTGGTTCGAATGCCCATTCTCCAGCGCCAGCGCATATGGCAAATTGTTGGTGAAATAAATCGTGCTTACCTGCCCAACCCGGAAAACCTCGAGCACTGCCAGCCCGCGAGAGTTAGATCCTTGACCGGATGCATCAGGAGTATCGTTCGATTCTGTAGGTTTGTTATCAAAACCGACATACCAGTTGTTTTTGAAGCGCCCGCCGACATACCCCTCAGGCTTTTTGATATCCATCGAGTCGTTGACACGCAGACCGCGCTTAAGCCGCCCTGATTTGGTCAGGTTGGCCGGGTCATCGCGCAGAGCTGCATTGTGCTCACGAACGGCGGTGTTGTAGGCAGATGCCGTCTGATTCACCTCCCATGTTTCTGGTTGGCCAACCGGAGACATTTCAATAAGGCGACCAAGGATTTTAATGCCTGTCCTCCGTACCACCTCATCCATCTCCTCTTTTGAGCTATCCATGAACAACTGAATGGCAGCCAAAAAGGGCTGATTTGCAGTGCTGGCCATTATCACGCCCTCAACTGGATGTTGTACGAGATAAGCACGTCAGCAGGCTTAACCGGGTTCGGCTGCACCACGCGCCATTTTTTGCCGTCAATTTCAATGCGGTCATCGATACGCACTTCCGTTTCGAATGTGGCTGCCAGCTTCTTATCGCCAGTGGCGATCAGCGAACCATCAATTTCTCGGGATGAGTATTCGGTGATAACGCCGGTGACCGTCGCAGTGGTCACCGGTGTGGTAACTTCCTTACCGAACTGATCGCGAGTAGTGCTGCCGCCGCGGGTCAGCGGGTAGGTCCTTCCGTTCTCGGTCAGCAGTCGCGTCGCAGTCGCACGCATACGGAGGTAGTTAATTGCCATATCAACCCCTTTCGATGCGGATCTGATTGCCGCCCACCACCAGCCCGCGCATCGATGAATAGAACCAGGGGAATGATGGTGAGGCTTTGTTGGTGCCGGGCTCGTACTGGACGGTTACCGCACCCTCGACGCGCTCCATCGTCACCGCCCCTCCACCAGCAACCGAAGGCGTCAGGTCAATCTCCTGCGATTCGATGGCCAGGCGGCACTGCGCATCAACCAGGCGCTGCGGGATGGCGTCATCCGGCAGGTCAACGCCATCGAAGCGAACGCCAGAGCGAGGCCAGGACAGCGGCTGTGAAGCATCGCTGCGCTGCCCGCGCCATGACTTACCCTCCAGATAATCCATCGCCTGCATCAGCATCTGTCCGCACTCACCATCATCGGCAGGAACGGTATACCCGCGTCCTGCCGCAAACGCTCGCAGGTCAACAACGCTGGCGTAGGTGTTGAAGTCTGGCGAATGGGGATAGGCAACCAGCATGGTTACTCCTCCAGGCGCCAGTCCAGCGCCAGCCAGTTATCAACTTCGTCAGGGTGAACTTCCGCGCTCAGCGGGCCGCCGGGGAACTCCGGGATCTCACGCACCATGACCACCAGCTCGATACTCTGCTGTTCCTGATTAGCAGGAGTTTGTTCAGCACCGTTCTGCGCTGCATTCTTTTCAGCCTCACGCTGCGCGCGCTGCTCTTTAGTTAATCCGGCCATTGGGCCTCCTGAAAAACAAAGGGGCCGAAGCCCCTGTGGTTAACCCATGATGATGGCGGAATGACGTGGCGCCACAGCAGCCACACCCCATGCCAGACCAACTTCGTAACGCACCTGACGGTACTGACGGTACAGCGCCACCTGGAAGGTGATGCCAGATACCGGGTCGGTCACGTTCATGACATCATCAGCAGTATCGCCACCTTCAGGCATTGCCGGGGTACGGCTGGCCAGCAGGAATGCGCCACGGTCAAACGCCATGTTCGGCACGAATTCGCTCAGCACGGTGACAGCAGCCTGGTCAGCCAAATCCTGCCGGAGGCCAGGCGCACTAATGGTGATAGTGGAAGATGTAGCCGCTACAACCATGTACTGATTGTCGTCACCGTCGAACTTCACCGCAGTGCCCGCAGCAATGCCGCCGGTGCCCGCCGAGATGGCAACGATGATATCTCCCTCTTTTTTCGCACCGTTGACCTTGTAGCCAGCCGCAGTGCTTTTCGCGGTACGCTTAATGTTGAAGGATTCGTGGAGATTGAAGCCCATGATGCGTCCGATGACGCCTTCACGCAGCAGCTGGTCGGTGCCCGCTTCGTTCGCTTTGAACAGCACAGATTGTTTGCCACGAATGGAGGCCATCGCTTCACCGCCCAGCACCATACGCATGTCTGTGGTTGGCGCGCCGTTATCAGTCAGGATTTGACGCGCCAGCGCAGCATCGGTCAGATCGTCTTTGATGCTGAACGGGGTATCCTTAGGCACGCCAACCGCACGGGATGAGTTGAGGAACAATGCAGCAAGGTCAGCATCCACTTCGTTCGCCAGCGCGCGGAAAGCCTGTTTGAACTGATCGGCCAGGATGGTATTGTAGGTACCAGCTGGGCCCAGCGCCAGTTGCTCTTCACCGTTCCATTTGACCGGGGCCATTTTGGACTTGGTGATTTTGACATCCACACCGCCGATATTCTGGTCACCGGTATTAGGCGCTGACGGCCCCGGGACAATATCTTCAGTGGTGGCCGCAGGGGCGACTGGTGCACGCACGGTCTGGTCTTTCGCAGCTGCATCTGCCTTAGCGTCTCGCGCTACAGCAGGGATGAAGCCAGTTTGCTCACGAGACACTACGTCCAGTGCGGTATAGATGGTCGGGATCAGACCAGTTAGGGTATTGCCTGCCATTTATGGCTCCTTTCGATTTAATCGACGATGCTGACGCCATCTTTCAGCGCTGCTTGCTTGCCAGCGTTATCCAGGGAATCAAACGCACCGCGTTTCATGGTTTTTTGCCCGGCCTGATGCTGCGACTGGTGGGAACCGCCACCGCTGTTGCCGGACGCTTTGAGGATGTAGTCTTTCTGCGGATGCAACTCGACCAGAGATTCCAGCGCTTCATCGAAACCAGCCAGTTCACCGGGCTTGGTACGGGAGAACACTTTGTTGCCCTGCCCGTCGTAGGCCACGACCTTGCCGTCTTCGATTTTGAAGTTCTGGCCGAAGTGGGAACGCACAAACTCAGCCGGGATCGCCATCTTTTCGGTAATGAATTTAGAGCCACCGAAGCGGCCGCCAATCATCTCGTCGTAGAGCTGGGTTTCCAGCGCCTGGTTTTTTCCGTTCGCTTCGTCCAGCTGCTGCTGGAAAACCTTGGTGATCTCGGCCTTCACCTGGTCAACGGCGCCAGCGTCGATCAGTTTTTTCTGGTCGATTTTGGTCATCATCTCCAGGGCCTCGAGCGCCTTGGTCGGGTCGGTGATGCCAGCGAATTTTGCGAGACTGGCTTCCGCCGATTCCTTCGCCTCGCGGTGTGTTTTAGCCTCACCGTTCAGGGAAGTGATTTTTGTCATCGCCGCAACCGCATCGAACGGGATTTCTTTGCCGTCATCATGGACGTACACAGGCATACCGTTTTCAACGACCACATTGCCGTTAGCATCGAGTTTGAGTTTCATTGTTTTGCTCCAGCCTTCCGGCCATTGATGGTGGGTCATCCGACCCGGTCACCGCGTCGCATCCGCTCAGCGGCAGGCATAAAAAAAGCTGCCCGGAGGCAGCCTGTGATCTGACCGATATGGGAATTCCCATATCGCTTATTTATTAACCAAACGCCGACGCATCCACGCGGCGCAGTTCATCCAGGGTAAGAAACTCCCCGGCATCGTTGAACATCTCCGGCACAGTGATTTTGCCATCACGTAGCATCATCGCGCGGGTAACGCCCAGCACCTGTTCCTGTCGCGCGTACGGCTGTCGGGTAAGCCATTCGGCATAGCTGGTATGCGCTGGTACCTGCCCGTCCATAGAAGCGCGTGTGGCGCTGCTCAGTTCGCCAGAGGATATCTGCAACTCTTCCCACGATTTCGTGATCAGGATTTCGCCGGAACGACAGCAGAAGTGGATTTTGCCAGGTCCGCGCAGATAAGGAACTACATGCCCCAGCGGCTTGCCGTCGAGCGTGTAGAGTTTGCGGTCGCGGATAATGCACCACTGGCTGGTATGCGTGTCGAGTGTTGAGGACCACTGTTTTGCCTTCACGATATCGCTGTTGACCTGGGCGAACTCCTGGCGTGCTGTGGCGGCCATGTGGTTCACCGCGGTACGCGATACCACCGCCAGGTCACGACGGGCAGTGTTGATCACCCCATCTTCACGGTTGCGCTGCGGCGTGCCGGCGACACGTTTAACAATTTGCTCTACCGTTTCGCCCTGGAGGAACCCGGAGCGAACGGCATTGGTAATCTTGTCCAGCCGATCCGATTCGAGTTTCTTCCCCCACTCTTTCAGCAAACGTCCCTGGAACGGCTGCGCTACAGCGCTGGCATAAACCTGCTCTGGCGCGATGCTCTGAAGCGGGACATGTTTCAGTATTTGCTGAGGGATTACGCTGCTGAACAGGTCCATCTGATACCCGGCTTCATACTCAACGTAACGCGTCAGCTCGCGGGCAAGCGCGGCATTAACCGGTTCGTAGGCCTGCTGGTTGAGGTCCCGCACACCAGCCAACAGCGATGCCAAGCGGCGGGCACTATAGGTGTCCGCACGCTTACCATCCAGCAACACCATCAACTTGGCGGCCAGGTCGGAATCAAGCTTGCTGAGCAGCGCAACCATGCGCCGGGCGACGCCAGTACCGTAGCGGTTCACATACAGTCCGTGCGCTATCGTCTCGTCCTGTAGGCGGTCATTGACCGTTCGGGCCATATCACACCCCCGGCGGTGGTTCAGTCAACGACGCAGACTCGGCCAGCAACTCATCCAGAACCTTCTCCGGATCCGCATCAGCATCAATCAGATTGAGTTTTTGCAGGGCCTTGATGGCATCGATGCGGCGAAGGTCGCCGCCCTGGCGCAGCGACTGAATGGCCATCGCCGCTGGAGGATTGAATTCTTTCGACTCAACGTCCAGTTCGGTGCGAACGTCTACGTTGCCGCCTTCCTTCTCGCCTATGTACTCAGCCATGATTTGCAGGATGTTGTCGATCGCGTCTTCCAGGCTCGTTGCCATGGTGTAGAGCGGCGACTGCTCCTGCATCTTCTCTTCTGAGGTCTGGTCTACTGACTTGGTCGAGGTGTTATCGGTGCGTAGCAACTTCGCGCCAGCCTGGCGCATTTGCTCTACCAACTCAGCCAGCGACTCTTTGCCAGCGCCAATGGAGGAACCTGTGTGCTCGACGTATTCGAGCCCCTGCTTCTGCCGATCGGTGAATGAAGCTGCTGATGATGATCCGATCGTCAGCTCCTGCCCCTCTTCGAGACCGAAAACTGTCAGTATTGGCACCCTGGAGACGTGGAGGATGTTGTCCTGCTCACTCTGGCTCTGCCAGTGCTTGATGTTAAGCAACGCCATGTTGAGCAGCGGCGGAGAGCCGCACATAAAACCGGTGCGCTTGGTGTAAAGCGTGACCAGCGTGATGTCCTTGCGGGAAGTTTCCCATGCCTCATGCAGTGCCCAGGTTGCCGAGCCCTCAGCGCCAGTAGACTTGCGGTAAATCTCAACTTTCCCTGGAGTCAGATAGCGGATCTGCTCGACTTTCTTCTGCCCGAAGTCGTCACCATCTTCAACCACAACCTCTTTGATGCGCAGTGCTGTGAGCTGAACCTTACCGCCGACCATCTTCGACTTCCAGCCAATCACCTGGCGGGGATTGAGCATGGTTACGTAGGGTCGCGCGCCGGTGGCTTTTTCATCTGCCTTGGTCTTCACCTGTTCGGCGTCTACACGCGGAAAATCCACCAGCGCATGAGAAAGGCCATACTGCATCGCCAGGCTGAAGAAGGCCTGCGCCCAGACATCAAGGCGCGTCCCTTCCAGATCCACATCCTTTGCAAATTCTCGCAGCGCATCCGGCACGTTCTCACCAAGCTGGATAGGCTCAGCAAAAACACGCCCAACATTTTGGTTAATCGTCTCTTCGTAGGCCGGCAATAGCGTGGCCACGTCGAGACGCTTTTTATAGTCATCTTTGTCTTCTTTTGGCCAGCGCGGCATATAAGCCTCACCAAGCTGGCGCATATACAGCGTGCCACCCATCAGGGCGTCGTTGATGTCCCACGCCTGTACCATGTTCCCATAGTCCAGATTGGGTGTTGAAATATCAGGCATGGTTTTACATCCGTAGTTTAGTGACTTTGCCGACTTTCTTCGGCGGTGAGTGCAGCACGGCGTAACGCGTACCATCCCAGTCGTGATCTTCCTGCTGGGTGTCTACGTCATCAGGATTTTTGCTGTCTCGAACGAGAACTGGCACGCGGCTTATCCAGCCCCGGCAATAATCGAACACGTAGAAGGCTGGTTTCTCAGGCACGCCCGATTCCAGCGTCTTGCCTTCAATGACAGCCTCCAGCATGTCCGCAAACAGTGCCGCGCCGTTCACACGTGATCCCGGTTTTTTATTCGATGGAACCCATTTAACACCCTGTGATTCCATTTTCTGCGCAATAGATAACTCATCATCGCCGGTGTTATAGATCGCACCGTCAGCAGGGCCAGGAACAATTTTCTTGCAGATGCCGGGCATGATATTCAATTGCCCCTGCGTGATCCCGTTGAGCTTTATCTCTTCAGGTTCAGCCAGTTCCTCCCCCACCAACCGCTTATCAACCCACGCAACTCCCTTGGCAACGTTCGTCGAGGACATATTGAGTCCTTTATTCAGCTCGTCAGGAGGGCAGCCGTACCACTCGCCAATCAGGATCAGTGACCCGGCGGGCGGGCAGAACTGGCGACCGTCTGGCAGCTCTGCGGCGGTGCCATCCGCGCGCGCCCACCAGAGGTTAGAGAACGGCTTCGACTCGCCCCAGTCATGGGAGCGGTCAACGGTCCAGCTATCCGGTATGCGGAACGGCTTAATGACGTGCAGCGATGCATTCCATAGATGGTCAAAGCGCCCTCCGCTGGTGACATCCCAGGAACCCTCCACCCACGCTTTGCGCCGGTTAGGGTCTTTGATAGCCATCAGGGTCGCGATGTACTGTGGATCGAGGTACGGGTTTTCTTTGAATGAGCCGTGAATCGCAACGCGCGTCAGCGTCACATCTTCTTCGCGTTCAGTCTGCGGGTTAAACACTTTCTGCGTTTCGCGGATGATGGTTCCGCGTGGTGCTGGTTCGATAAAGCGTTTTTTCACCCAGGAATGCCCGATGCCGAATGGATTCGTTGTACTGAACGTTTCGAGGGGGATCGGCTTAAGCAACAAACCATTATCAAGTGGGTAGTTCTCTGGCCGGAACGACGATCGCCGGCAGGAGAACATCATTTCGTAGAACTCAGCAGACTGCTGCTTTGTCAGTTCGTTGAACCCGATAAACGGGAACTCCTGCCCGTGATAGTCCCAGTAATCACCCTCTTCTTTCCCGAATCGGAACAGCAGCTCCTCGCCAGTAGGCCACACCCAACGCAATTCACTGGCCGATGCCAGATAGCGCGCCCCGTCGTTAAACAGGCGGTACATACGCTTTGACTGGGTGATGATGTCAGTGAGGTTCTTATACTCGGTATCGAAGATGACACCACGCCAGAACGAGCCATAGCCCAGACCGACCAAACGACGGAAGCGCGCCAGCTGCGCGGCGGTTTTACCCGGGCCGCGCGTTCCCTCGTAGAGGATTTCGTTACATGGGCAGCTCAGGGAGAGCGATTGCGATCCCGGCAAGGGTTTCCAGACGGCTTTGTAATTCATCCACCAAGAACCTCGCTCTGCTGCTTCTGTGCTGCCGCTTCCCAGCTATCCACGTTGTCGCTGGTCGGTACCAGCATGACGTTGTGGGTCGCTACGACTTTCTGCTCAACCTGCTCTTTGAAGGCTTGTACGCGAACGTGCTTACCGAGCAACTCAAGGTTCTTCACCTTGTCAGGCCATTTAATCTTTTTGAGGATGGTCTCCGCCGTCTCCTCGTCGAAGTTCTGAATTGTGGTGCTGATATCCAGCCCGGTGAGCGTCGTTCGCCAGGACTTGGGCCAGAGGCTGATTGCTTTAAGGCTGCCGTCGTCATTGAGGATGTCCAGAACGTCCATCTGGTCGATTTCAACCAAGCGCCGGAGCACATAATCGGCATCAATGCCCACATCCTCGTTGCGCTTGGCTTTGAGTTCAGCAATCCTGTTTTGAATGACAGCTTTTGACAGCAATTTTGTAGCGGTACGATTAGCAGTTTTAGCGCTGTACCCCACACGAATCGCTGCCTGAGTGGCGTTTAAATCGATGAGGTACTCGCGACAGAACATATCTTGTTTGTCGGTGAGTGCCATTTAAATACCTTTGGGAGATGCCTATGGGCAACGTGAAGATCTACGCTGGATTGGTTAACGGCGCGCTTATGCCAATCATTGAAGACAGAACCTCAGAAGAGATCGTTACCGCTTTCACAGGCGACGATACTGGCGCGCCGCCAACATCTGTGACGATTGAGGTGATTACCGAAAGCGGCTCCAAAGTCAGAATTTACATCCCTAACAGCTCAGCTGATGCCAGTGTTACGGTTGACGGGAAAAGAGTGTAACCATACCGCCATTACGATGGGTCTGCCCATTGTGATGGCAATTGCTTTTTGTTCATGCTAAAGCGACATTGTCATTAAAATAAAAAAGTTAAGGATGATACACATGTTCAGTAAGCCAAATTTCATTCGCGGATGGTACTCCGCAGCAACCGTTTTTACCTGTTTATGGACAGGGCGAGATATCGGAGATCATTTTTTTAATGGCTCTCTTATTCCATGGTTCATTGGTATCGCACTTGCTGGCACCATCATTTGGAGTGCACAACCTTTCTTCAAAAAGGTCTGCAGTACAGCAAAGTGATACCAACAAAAAACCGCCCGAATGAAGTGAACCCCATATATTGGACACGTTCTTAACTGGCGGCTGACATGGCCTGGGTTCGGTATTGTACCGGACTCAGGCCGTTTAGTTTTAGCTTGATTCGTTCGTTGTTGTAGTAGTGGATATACTCTTCCACCGTTTTTCGTAGATGGTCTGTATTTTCAAACTCTTCGTGGTACCAACATTCTGTTTTCAGCAGACCAAAAAAATTTTCTATCACTGCATTGTCCAGACAGTTCCCTTTGCGCGACATGCTTTGTTCTATGCCTTTAGCTTTAAGTTTCTCCTGATACCGTGCCATCTGATACTGCCAACCCTGATCAGAGTGCAGTACCGGTCTGTCACCCGGTTTCAGCCTCTTGACGGCTTTGCTGAGCATGTTTTCGACCAGATTCATTCCCGGATGCGTCGTCATATTCCAGGCTATTATCTCGCTGTTATACAGATCAAGCACTGGTGACAGATACAGCTTTGTCCCTTTTACGTTGAACTCTGTCACATCCGTGACCCATTTCTGGTTTGGACTGCTGGCCTTAAAATCACGTGCAAGGGTATTTGGCGCTACTTTACCGTAGGTGCCTTTGTATGACTGATACTTTTTGCTTCTCAGGCATGAGGCCAGCCCCATCTTGCGCATCAGTTTCCGTACTGTTTTATGATTAATGCCATAGCCTTCATTACGCAACGCCAGGGTAATGCGCCGGTAACCATATCGTCCTTTATGATAGTGGAACAGTGCGGCTATTCTTTGCTGTTCGCCCTCATAGCGCTCTCCACGGCTATCTGCTTTGACATGCCAGTAGTACGTGCTGCGAGGTAATCCTGCTATATGAAGCAGCATTCTCAGGTTATGGTTTCGCCTCAATTCGGTAATTATTTTTGCTTTGTCTTCTGCTTTTCCCGAATCAAGGCCTGAAGCTTTTTTAGGTAGGCATTCTCAACACGCAGGTATTCAAGTTCTTCCTCAGCGTTCTGGAACGCTGGACGGGGATTATTAAGTTCTTTATCTGAAGTTTCGTTCTTCCCTGACTTCATCTGGCGTCCTCTGGGTTTATCCTGTAGGGCAATGATACCGCCAGTACGGTAAAGACGCTCCCATTTGCTGACAGTACAAGCGGCTGCAATACGAAACTCCGCCGCAGCTTTCCGGGATGATTTGTTGTGTTGCTGCATCCAGAGCACGACAGACTCTTTAAACTCGGCAGAGTAAGCCCTGGTAGGAATGGTAAAACTGTCCATCCCATTCACTTTCCAGTGCTCAGTCCAGCGTCTGACCGCTCCGTGATCAACGCCGAACAACCGCGCTGTTTTCTTTGCACCATCACTGCTGAACAGATAGTGGAGTACGACTTGCTGCTTGAATTCAGGTGAGTATTTTTTTCTGCCCATTGAAACGCAAAACCCCTAATCGTTGGATGTCCAACTTTCGGGGTTCACTTCACGAAGGCGGTCTGATTTTCTATCAGCTGTTGTAGCTATCAATGAACTGATGCATGAAAGCCTCAATGGATTGCGGCTCTACAGTGTTTCCTGTAATAGCCACTTTTATCCTACCCTTCTCGTCTCGACCAGCTATAACACGTATATCGAGTAAGCCACCAGCAGAGGTTTTAAGGTAATCGACGAAGTTGCTGATAACTTCATCTGGGCCATAGACCGCAAAACACATTGATCCGCAATGTAATGTTTCTGACCGTCCCTCAAGCATAAGCAACTCCTCATGAATTGGGGAGTTTTAATTATGACTTAAAAATCGGTTCGCGTTGTTTGACTCCCTTACCGATTCGCAAATCAGCTTGTATGTCATTCGCAAAGGTACTGCATGAATGCCTGTTGTAAGGCCAACAATCTGCTACCTCGACAATACATACGTTAATATCAAGGCTGGTATCCCTATCAATACAGTTAAAATCATGAATGCAGTAGCCATGACCTGCCCCCACGATTAGATACAACGCTCAGTTAGTAACGTCGGAATCTTCATTCTCAGAATGACCCTTTCTCCAGCCCGCTGCAAATTCAGACGGTGTCTGATAATTCAGCGTGGAGTGCGGGCGGCATTCGTTATAATCCTGCCGCCAGTCATTAATAATTTTCCTGGCATGAACGATATCGCTGAACCAGTGCTCATTCAAACATTCATCGCGAAATCGTCCGTTAAAGCTCTCAATAAATCCGTTCTGCGTTGGCTTGCCCGGCTGGATTAAGCGCAACTCAACACCATGCTCAAAGGCCCATTGATCCAGTGCACGGCAAGTGAACTCCGGCCCCTGGTCAGTTCTTATCGTCGCCGGATAGCCTCGAAACAGTGCAATGCTGTCCAGAATACGCGTGACCTGAACGCCTGAAATCCCAAAGGCAACAGTGACCGTCAGGCATTCCTTTGTGAAATCATCGACGCAGGTAAGACACTTGATCCTGCGACCGGTGGAAAGTGCGTCCATGACGAAATCCATCGACCAGGTCAGATTGGGCGCCGCCGGACGGAGCAGCGGCAGACGTTCTGTTGCCAGCCCTTTACGACGTCTTCTGCGTTTTACGCCCAGGCCACTGAGGTGATAAAGCCGGTACACGCGCTTATGATTAACATGAAGCCCTTCACGGCGCAGCAACTGCCAAATACGACGGTAGCCAAAACGCCTGCGCTCCAGTGCCAGCTCAGTGATGCGCCCTGATAAATGCGCATCAGCAGCCGGACGGTGAGCCTCATAGCGGCAGGTCGACAGGGATAAACCTGTAAGCCTGCAGGCACGACGTTGCGACAGACCGGTCGCATCACACATCAACATCACGGCTTCCCGCTTCTGGTCTGTCGTCAGTACTTTCGCCCAAGAGCCACCTGAAGCGCCTCTTTATCCAGCATGGCTTCGGCAAGCAGCTTCTTGAGTCTGGCGTTCTCTTCCTCAAGCGACTTCAGGCGCTTAACTTCAGGCACCTCCATACCGCCATACTTCTTACGCCAGGTGTAAAACGTGGCATCGGAAATGGCATGCTTGCGGCAGAGTTCACGGGCGGGTACCCCAGCTTCGGCTTCGCGGAGAATACTGATGATCTGTTCGTCGGAAAAACGCTTCTTCATGGGGATGTCCTCATGTGGCTTATGAAGACATTACTAACATCGGGGTGTACTAATCAACGGGGAGCAGGTCAGCCAGCCTCCTGTAACCCAGCCTATACATGTAGAACGACTAAGCAAGAAGGATCAGACAGAGAATCGGTGATAGACCAAGAAAAAAAGTTGTCAATGGTGAGGCATTAAGAACTGATACCACCGAACCTATCCTTTTGACGTGGGTAAATGATTTAAAACTGCACTACAGCAGCTGCGCTTGAAATCAGTAAAAACACAAGGAATAGGATCATCAGCTTTTTCATCTGAAGCCCATATGAAATTAGCGTTAGGCTTAAGAAGACTATCGCTGATATCAGGCTAAAAATCATAAAGTAGCCGTTGAGGTCTTCACTTGAGATAAACATAAGCTTTTAGCTCTTTTCTTAGGTTTATGCAGCATTTATAGGTTTCGTTCATTTTAACTTTACAACATTTCTGACATCAAATTGCTACTTTTCGACCTCTGTTGGTTGCCGCCACCCAATGTCTTTGTTGGTATATTGAATGTCTTATCAGCTATAGGGGATAACCATTATCAAGCCCACCAGCAGATGAGCTTTGTAATGGTTACTGCGCCGGCTGAATATCGATGAAGTATTCTTTGCCCTGCTCGAACTGTTCGAAAGCTGCTGGGTTAGAGATGACCATCTGCAGTTGACCGCTGGGGGTATACTTCGACCAGGCTTCGTTCTCCGTACTGCCGGTCGTTATCGCCATCAGGTTGACGACAGCAGAAGAATTATCTGGCGATTTATTGATGCTGTTACATTGAAATTTTGCACGTACAGTCATTTGGATTCCTCGGTTAGCAAAAAGCCCCGCTATTGCGAGGCTCTGGTTTCTTTCTGGCAGTTCGCCTGCCACGCTTTTTTAAAGCTCACTGGCGCTCTTTTTCAATCTGCCGTATGCCAGCCAGGTTATTGTTGCCCTTTTCAATCACGGCCAGCAGCGGCTTAATCCAGAGAGCAGCCTGACAGTAGGTTATTGAGCCGGGGGAAGTGGCACTATCATTGGCTGTGTCAGTGTTGCCGGTATCGGGGTACATTGCGCTGGCACGTAAACGGTGCGCGTATGCGAGCAACCCACCAGCAACATCAGCAGGAACAGGCAGATCACAGGTTTTTTCACGGCGGAGAATCTCCCGGTATTCGATAACGGTGTTATCGGTGCTGGCATCAATCAGTGAATTGTTGCGGCTGGCGTTTTCGGCTACCTGGTTAAAACGGTTAAAGTTAAGAGCCTGTGTTGCGATAACCGTCCCCTGCAAAGTGTTATCATTTCGCAGAACGTCATTATCACTCTTCAACGTAGCTACATCGGTTCGGCTATTTGCCAGCAGGACACACAGCACGGCAACGACGATAATCACAACCAACAGCGCTATTGAACGCCATGCAGCTTTGATATCAGCAAGGGTAATCACGACAGGAACAGAGCACGCTCCGCCTCACGCCGCCGCGTCAGCCCATTCAGGACTTTGCCACCAGCTTTATTCCAGCGCAGGAACTCTTCAGCAGCACCAGCGTAATCACCGGCGTTGAGTTTCCGCAACAGTGTCGAAGTCGACAATGAGCGAGAGCCGAGGTTATACGTGAACGACACCAGGGCATCGAATTGCTCCTGAGTCAGCCCGGCTTTAACCAGGCGAGAAACATCACTTTCATAGCTTACCAGGCCGGTCTTCAGCAGGCGCTCTGCCGTCTCCTGCTTCATGGTCATTCCGGCGCGGATTTGTTTCCCATCTACAGGCTGAGTCCAGCCATAGCCGATCGTCTAGACGCCTACACTGTCCTGGTAGGCGGTGAGTTTGCAACCTTCGAACTCTTTGATCAGCGCAATGCCTTTATCACTGGTTTGCATCGCCACCTCCGAATCGAGAACTAAACACCCTGCCAGCTACAGCTTTAACCTGTTCAACACCAACAAAGCCCAGCGCTCCTCCGATAGCAATTGACAGAGATTGCGGAAGGTTAAAGTAATCAAGAGCTGATACAGCTGTAAGAGTTAGCGCGCCGCAAATTGAGCCCTCCAGAATCATTTTTTTCCAGCCGCCACCGCCGTAGGCGATCCTCATGGCAGCCATGACTACCGATAGCAATACGGCACCCATCGGCGTTTCACCGCGCCACCAGCTGTGGAGCAGTTCGATAAACTCCGTCCAGGAGTGGGGATCGTTATGCATTTTCATCGTCTCTCACCTCGCTATGTGCGGGTGCTGTGGGCTCTAAAGGGATCAGGCTCTCGGGTTGATTTAACGACAGCACGAAGTGAAGGTTTCACGGAGCCTGAAATAGAAAAGGCCCGCACATGCGAGCCTCTAGAATTCTTTGCCACTTCCCGGAGTGGCCACGCTCATGCCCTTGAGTTCATCACCCCGGTTCGTCTCTGCTCCCCGTTGGCTCTAACCAGTGCGTAATTGGCTCTTACGCGGCGACACCGGTGCTTCTTTTCTTATTAACCCTCACCAGATGCAAAGCTGGCTCTCTACTCGGAGACTCGGGGCAGCATCATGACTGCTGCTTGTAGGTGCGGTCTATCCGCCTAATGACTTGGCATTTTCTTATCCTCCAGAAACGCAAAAGCCCCGCGGTGTTATCCGCAGGGCTTGAAACGAAGGCAGTAACCCATCGTTAGAGAGAAATTAACACAGATTCCGGATATGTAAATAGCTCACGATAAAATATCGCTCAATTAATTCATGCGCTATCGCGTTATCGCATTAAGTTGTGATTCAGCCCATGCCTCTTCAATATCGAATTTCGTGATCAACTGATCGTAGAAGCGCTTAACAGACTTCTCCCAGGTGGCAACACTTATCGCATCTGTTATCTGGCAAACAGCTGCATAGGCTTCTGTTGATGGAATGCGTTCATACCCGCGACCACCGCAGCGCTTGCAATCGGACAGAACCGGTACACCCTGCTTTTCAGTGAGCTCCTGATTCACCGCTTTCCCGCGCCCGTGGCAGTCATTGCAGGCGCAACTGACAACCTTCTTTCCTTTGCAGGCCGTGCACAACACCCTCACCACCTCTTTCACCTGGCGTTTAACCTCGAAATCACCTGGTGACTGCTTAAGGTCTTTTGCCCACTGCGGGAGTCTCATGGTGTAGTGAGATTTCATTGTGAACACATCAGCTTCAATGAACCCCTCACCATCGCAGCAATCACACTTTCTCGTGCTGGCCGCGCTGCGCGAGTAATCCTCAAAAGCGAATGCAGCCAGCTGGTGCATCACCAGCGGTTTAACAGCGGGGTCTAATTTGCGGAGCGCAGCCACCTCATCGCATTTGGTCAGGGCATATTCAGCCAGAAGCTCGATCGCCCTCTCCCGGTCATTCTGGCTAATGCCCATTTTTCCGAGGAACGCGCTATATCCCATTGCAGCTCGCTCCTGTGTCATGCCCATGGCAGCCATGATATCTGTTCCGGTCAGCGAATCTGATGCAGTGGCGCGAGGGGAATCGCTAATCAGAGTTGATTTGGCGAAGTGATATCGAAGAGTATTTTCAAGATTCATGCTGCTGCCCTCTCTGGCTGTTTGGTCTGCTTGTTCTGCCCGTGTTTTGCAATCGGCGGCATATTTGCACGCTTAACGCTTTCTGCCTGGTAACGCTCAATATGTTCTCTGTTCACTTCGCGCATTCCCCGATGATGATCTGCCCTTTTTCACCCCAGACTTTTGTTACCCGGCCATCCCATACGCGGCTGTCGTCGTCGAAGATGGCATCGAGTAACGCCTTTTCCAGGTTGTCTTTGTCCGGTTTCTTCTGATGAGCCTGGCCGTTCAGTTGCGCGCGCTTCTTCTGGCTCCAGCTCTTTGGCATGGGAATAACAAAAGTGACGTGATAGCCGGATTCCGGCAGGCTGATCCCAAGCAGGCGTACTTCATCTTTGAAAGCCCAATATGCTGCGGTTGCCGGACGTTTAGCCCATCGGTCGCGCTGAGTCATGCGAGGTTTGCTGACGGGCGTGATATCGTAAATCTTCATACTTTCACGAGCCCCTCTTTCAGCCAGATAACCTGTGTTCGTGCCATGCCTTCCAGCGCGCACTCTTTCGCATACCCCGCATCGACCAACTGAGTGCGGCGATCAATTTCATCGTGACAGCTACTGCAAGCGATAGCGGAGATCAGGTCTGGGGGTTTAATTCCGGTACCACAGAGGCCAACAATGCGGATATGCGCCAGCACCGATGTCTCCGGGTTACCGTTGCAAACTCCCGGGATGCGGACCTGGCACTCACGTCCGCGAGCAGCTTTGCGTAAGTTAGCCATGCTCACCCCCACATCCGGCTTTGCCACTGGCGGCTGGCGCGCGGCGGATTTTTACCTTCCGGCAGCCTGGCGCTGACCGTCCATGTAACAAAATCGGCGTTAAGACTGCGCTCAACAGCAATCCCACGCGACCGATATTTAGCCATGAGCTCTTCAGCTTGCTGTGTGGTGCACTCTGGGTACTGGAACCAAGTTTCTTTCATCACCATCACCCCACAAAGCTCATCAGTTGCGCGGCTGCGTTCTCTGCTTCTCGCTGGTCCCTGAATGCCCTGGACAATATCCAGCGCCAAAGGACATCAAGTGCCGCTTTGTAGAGTTGCTGGAACTCGGTTTCGTCCATATTGGCGAAGGCAATACTGCGGGGATGTTTGCGAAGAGTGCCATCAGGTAGCTGTATGGCGTCGTAGTAGCCGGATTCGATAGTTACCCAGGCGCGATATGCGTCGAAGGACTTACAGGCGCTGATGCTACCTGTGCGTTTGTCGGCGATGCGGTCGAGGTATTGCTCAGCGGCGTCCAGCAGTGCTCCCTCGTTCCCGCCGTATGAAGCGAGGAATTTGGCGTAGCCGGTAACCAGCTTTCGTTCATTGGATGAGATAGCGCCGCCGGTTGGTTCCCAGTATTCGAAACCGAGATTCAGCAGTGCGAAGAAACGGCGATGAAATGCCGGGTTACGGACCTGTTTGAAGTCGGCCACCAGCACAGCGCCGAGCTTGATTTTTGATTGTAAAAATTCGCTGGTCTCCGGCGTAGCGGGGATCAGGATTCCTGATGATTGCTTGATGAGTTGTAACTGCGCCATGGTGTTCTCCGTGGCGCATCAGGTTAACGGGTGTTCAGTCCGTTGAAATCATGATATCAGAGGGTTGCGTTATACGGTAGCCAAGGCGACGAAGAGATCTGGTTCCAGAAGACAAATTAAAAATACCTTCATCCTCCATTAACGGGCGGCATGACACCATTCCGTTTTGACAGTAAACGAGGTATCGGCGCTCAAGAGGCATAGATCCCATAAGCCTTCCGTCCGAGCGTCGAATAATATCGTACCAGTCTTCTTGTTCCTGACTTTCGTTCACAAACATACCCCTTCTTTGCTATCCACAAATACACTCTTCCGGTGGGGAGAAGTCCCCTCGGCACAACAAAAATAACAAATGCCGCAATTTTCCTAATAGGTTAGCCGGAAGAAAAATTCATTTTTTTACTGTAGCGTTTAAACCATACATCAAATTACTGTATGGATAAACAGTAATCGTGCATTTTGGTTAAGTATGGACATGAAAGGTATCTTTCTGCAATAGCATTCATCTGATTGATTTAAATAAATATTTCAGTTACTTACGCGTAAAAAATGATCGTTACTTTTAACAGCCACCCCCGTCAGAAGTGTCGACTGTAAATACCTGTTCAGTAAGCGTTCGTCAGTAAAGCGGCAAAGGTGTCGATATCGACATAGATTATTTTCTGCTACTGACACTAACGATCATGGTGGGAAGTAAAAAGCCGCTGGGTAAGCGGCCTGTATGAATGATATTCATATTACGAGGAGAGCTAGAGCTTGGTAAGGGTAAGTAAAATATCTTTTTCGTCTTCCTTAACTGTCATCGAAATACCATCTGATAAATGAACGACGGTAGCTTTCCCCTCTTTATGAAACCAAATAATATGTTCAGAGTTAACATAAACAACATGTCCCTGGGGAGTACGAGAACTGCTCGTACCACTGTTAATGTCTTGCGCCGTCAATCTGATAATCATAGAACCTCCACATGTTGAATGGTTATTATATCAAGCCGCATTCTCTTTCATCGAACACATTTCAGGTAGGTTTGCTCTCACTAACGCCTCGGCGAACGGCGGTGGTACTGCATCACCACAGTGGCCAGTTTATTTCTCTCCGCGATTATCACGAACAATGATTTACCAGTCTGGAATATACTAAACACCGGATAAAAAAAACCCGCCGGAGCGGGTTTTGCATACACTGCTATTTAAGCAGCGCTTTTGGTAGAGCATGAGCAAAGTGGAATTGGAAAAGGATGTCCTTTTCTTGCATGACGAATTACACCATCGATACAAACTGAGTAACGAAAGATGATTTCGCATGTTTTACCACACTTGCTACAGGTTCCCATTGCCATAATTCAGCAGTCCCCTGCAGATCTGTAAATCCATACAGATTGCAATAGGCCAGGAGAACAACTACACTTCGTCCGTCAAGAATGAAAGTAGTTATTGGATTGTCTCCATACACTACGGAATGTGTTAGCGCACTTTCCGCCCTTAAAGCCCTGTTAGCGCAGGGCTTTTCACATATAAAAATCCAAAGACATCTGGCTTGTCCGAACTCCAATTGTTTCGAGAACGATCTCGGCGAAAGTATCAGCCTGCCATTCAGCATCTTCTGAGCGTATAGGATTCGAATTAGAAAAGTGCAGAACGGGCTTATGTCCAAGAAGAAGATGGCCTAGTTCATGGAAAATTACTGCTAAGGCATGTTCTTCGCCCAAGCAGGCATTTACATAAATCTTGTTTGGTATTGTGATGGTAAGAGATGCTGGGTCACAGTGACCGATGGTGAGATCGTAAGTTAACGATTCCCACTCTTTGTCATCCATGACATTCAGAGTGATCCCATAACTAGATAATTTTTCGAACAAAACATCGTATCGTTTTCGTTTGCGTTTTGACGATGACATACCGAATGCATTGCAGAAGTTAATTGCTTTAAAAGCTATTTCTTCTTCTTGCATAGGTGAAACTCGGTTACCTCTCATTTGATACATAATCACACCTCTTTGTTGTTAATTTTCTGTAATAACTCAGCAAAACTCTTCAGCTGTTCAGGTGTAAATTGCGACTTCGCAAAACCAGCGACAAGCATTTGTTGCTGCTGAGAAAGGCCATCGATTGGAACAGTTTCATTAGCAACAGCGGCCAATTCTTCAAGCTTTTCTAAATGAACGCCTTTAGAGCTAAAGTAAGAGTCAATTTTTTTGACCCACTTTTGGGGGATCTTTTTGCTTCCTGTTTCTAAGCCACTCAAAAAAGCAGGAGTGGTTTCCAGCTCTTGGGACATAGTTAACAATGTGCTGTCAGTATCTATCCTCGCTTTTCTGACGGCCTTACCGAATTCAGTGAGTGCCATAGTTGATTCCTCAGTCTTGTGGATGACAGGTTGTTACCTGCGGGTTGCTTCGCTTCTATGATGTAAAGATACCAGAACCACAAACAAATTCAACCATTTTGGTTAAAATGATTAACCATTACTATGAGTTTAATTTAGTTATGGGTAAATAAATTACCCAAAAACCCCAGTGAAATTTATATCTATCTGTTTTTCAATGAATTACCGTGTGAAATCTATCATTGTGTGGGACTCGTTTAGCTATAACTACTAGCTCCATGCTGGTGATCTGTGTCCAGGTTAGGAAATCCAGCCTGAAAATATTTAAGTTTTTAGGGACAATTCCGATATCATTCTTTAATGCCAACTATATCAAGGGTGTTTTCCCAGGCTCCCCCTGAGAATCCGTAAGGAAAAGCAATGGAAAATCATGACGTTTATATTTATACAGGTGACATTCATCGGGATGGTTACCAAGATCTCACTAATGCTATAAAGGAACGAAAAGCTCAACACGGCCTAAGAAAAGATGTTATCTTTTGCGTTGCTACTTATGGTGGGGATCCAAATGCTGGATATCGTATCGGCAGGGCCTTACAACACAACTATGACAAAGTTACTTTGTTAGTAGTAGGCCCATGTAAAAGCGCAGGAACATTGATTGCTATTGCTGCTGATAAGTTGGTTATCGGGGACATGGGCGAGTTAGGTCCATTAGATATACAACTGAAAAAAAATGATGAAATAGGTGAGATGAGCTCTGGTTTAGCCATCATGACAGCTCTAGATGCGTTAAAAGATCGCTCTATTTCAGCGTTTAACTCCCATCTAGTTAAGATAAGATACGAAAATCAGATAAGTACTAAGATGTCTGCTGATATAGCGACTAGACTTACTGAAGCTCTCGTTTCTCCTATGGCAGCTCAAATTGATCCAATTAAACTAGGTGAGCACCAGAGAGCAATGAGCATTGCCTTCACCTATGGTCAACGGCTAACGGCCAAGTCCAATATTCTCAAAGAAGGTGCTTTGGGCAAATTGATTGCTTCATATCCATCACATGGTTTTGTGATAGACCGTAAGGAAGCAAAGGAACTTTTCAAATGTGTACAGAGTCCAAGCGGTTTAACCGAAGCGCTCTATGCTTTATTTTGCGATAAAATTCATGATGGTGATATAGCCACTTACGGGAAGCCGAAAGTAGTAGATTTCACCCATGACCCAGATGAAAACGAGGAAGATACTGATGCCAAAGAATCTGCAACCGGAGATGGAGATACTCAACAGAATGTTGGAAAGCCAGATCCAGGAAAGCCAAGATCTGGCAAGAAAAGCGGAACAAGACCTAAACGAGATAAAGCGACAGCTGGAGCCCTACCAGTTCAACAACCTGATGGACAACAACCTGAAGCGTGATCGTTTCTCTCTGTAAATGTATCTTTTAATCCGGCCTAAGGGCCGGGTTTCCTTATCGCTTTCCCAAGCAATTTTATTCTCGAATCTCTCAGTAATTATCTTTCACGCGTACTTCTCCATAGCGAAGCGCCGCAGTGGTGCAGTCCAGCCGTTCAGCCAGGCGCGTGAACATCATCGCCATGTCGATGATTGGCGTGTCGCTGCTCAGCGTGCGCGCGAACTCATGCCCTACTGCGATCAGCTCTTTGTTGTTCAGTGAATCGGTCATTCTGCTGCTCCCCGGTGCGTGAAACGCTCCATGTCAAAGTCGATAACTGCGCGCTGGTCGCGGAAAATGCCGCAACGGCCATGCCGGATAAGTTCACCCTGTTTGATGGCTACCCGGATGTACTTCTCGGCAGTGGAGCGATGTAGGCCAAACATTTCCGCGATATCTTTGGTTGTTGCGCGGCCATGTTTTTTCACCATCTCGATAATCCAGGCGATGAGCAAGCTGCGTTCCTGGTTGGTCTTAGGCCTTGCCATTCTCGACCTCCGCATTTACCAGCTGTTGCATGAGATGTTTATGACGGCCAACTACGCGCACGGCATCGCGCAATCTCTCCAGGTTAGCCAGCTTGCTCTTAGCGCGGCGGATTTCGCGGGAGATAACACGGACAGTCGGCACAACCTGGGCGGTTACGCGCCTTTCAGTGAAAGACGGGATCTCACTGACAATCTTCGCGATGTCCTTCGGCTGAACTGGTTCGGCCAATTCTGGTGCTGCGGTTACTGCTGGTGTAGCTGACGCTGCTGGTTCTTCAGCGGTTTCCGTTGGCGCCATCGGTAGCGACCAGGTAACGCCCTTGCCCTGCCCGTTCTTCACCACCATGCCTTGGCGCTCCAGCGCGCGCATTGCTGAGGTCATGCCGCGCCCGTTGCGGTTCACTGCTTTTGCCAGTGAAGCCGTATTCATGGCACCATTCTTCGCCAGGAGGCTACGAATCACAGCCGGGTCAACAGGCTCTCGCGCTTCACCATGCAGAGCACGATTTGCCGGAGGAACGAAAGCTACACGCTTCGCATCCGTTACGGACCCAAGGAACCAGCCGCCATCAGCAAAATCACACAACCCCTGTTCACGCTGTTCACGCAACATGTTCAGCGCTTCAACAGGCTCAATATCCAGACGCTCAGCCACTTCGCGATAAGTTGCCCGGCCCATTTGCGCCAGTACTTGAATTACGGTTTCCATGAGTTCTCCTGTTAAATCAGACCAGAGTCTTTGCGTTGTTTATATTTAGCCATCAGCATCTCTGCTGGTGTGGGGCCACTCGCTTTTGACGGTGCCGCAATAGCGCGGCGGATTGGGGGAACTGGCTTGCCGGATATAACGCGCTTTTCCCACATATCGAGAATGTCACTGGCTTCACGCTCAAGCTCTTTGTGGCTCAGTTGGCCATCAGTTCCGCGGCGACGCAGCTCGAGGCAAATGTGGTAAAAAACCGGCTTCGGCCAGGGATACTGCTCACTGCTCGGGTACCGAAACACAAGCTTGCGCCACTTCCAGTATTCGGCCATCACATCAGCGACGGTGATCCCCAGCACGCAGCCCCCTTCCCTGCACCACTTGATGAACTGGCCTGGCGAAGGCAGGAATGGTCGCTCCTGACGGCGTACCATGCGCATACCGGCTTCAACCTGCTCCAGATTGGTGATCCCGTTTTCTTTGAAGGCCAGCACCCACTGACGGCGAATCTCGTTCACGTCTTCTTGGCTGCGATTAACCAGGCTTGCCGGAAACGCAGCCGCCAGCTGTACGAATAGCCCGTTGATAATCTTGGCTACCTGTTCAGTTTGCTCACGCTCGGTGTACTGCTCAGGCAGGTTGTGCGCTACACGGTGTGCCTGTTCCCGGTCAAAACTGCGAATGCTCTCTGCAAGATTTTTCATTCCAGCACCCCGTCAATCCAGTCGGTGTTATGCAGGTCGATACCGCCCCGGGAAGGTTTTACCGCTCCGGTTGCGCGCAGCCGTTTGGTGGTGAGCTGATCCCACTGCTTGCGCAAACTTGAAGGGCTCAGGATGTTGTCTTTCCAGAACTCGTCCCGGTTAGCCCACTGGAACAGGTCACAAATTTCGTAGTGCGTGCGCTTGTCCTGGACACGCATCAGCCTGATGGTATTTGCCCATTCAGCCCAGTTGGGTTCGGATAGAGATGCGTTGACGGTGAGAAGCCTGTCGTAAATCCAGCGTGCGGCCTTGAGGTCGTCAGCGGAGCCCCATGATTTACCTGCCGGGGTGTATATCCCGGCGGCAGCTTCTGGATGGCGTGAGAGAAACTTTTCAGTTTTCTGGGTTCGGGATTCGTCAGAATTCCGAGACGAGGATCTTTTAATATTGTTCTTGTTATAGTCTTGGGTGTCTACCGTTTCCGGGAAGGTTTTTCCCGTTTTCGGTAACACTTTTCCCGATTTCGGGAAGACTTTTCCCGTTTTCGGTTTGTCTAAAATCCAGGCAAAAAGATCAGTATTTATACCGACCGTTTTCATTACGCCCTGCTTTTGACTGAAGATGATTTTACGTTCTGCGAGCGATTTGAGCGCATCAGAAACATGCGAATCACTCAGCCCTGTAAGCTCGGCAATCACCGTGTTCGTCACGCGATCCTGCTTCTTGTTCCAGCCGTAGGTAAGCCAGATCACCGCCTCAAAACACTGCCACTCCCGGCCTGACATTCTCAGACGAGGCTTGAGCTGTTGGATCTCGTTAGCGACCTTGGTATACCCGTTCGACAGGTCGGCCATACGACCTCCCGGTTGTTCGGTTCTGTGGGGGAAATTGATAATTTCAGCTGTGTTTGACATACTTAGCTCCGCAATTACACTCCGTTTTTGCACCTGAAAGCCGTTGGTGTTCGAGCACCGCGGCTTTCGCCTTTCCTGAGGCCTTCACATTGCCCCCAGCATCGTTGTAACCATGGCCATTAACGGCGCCACAGAGTCCGGCCCGTCCAGGTAGAAACTGGCAACGATTTTTTCGCTGATTTCCTTCAGTCGCACCTGCTTCGGCGCATTCAGAACAACAGCCTGAAGGGCTTCTGCATCCTCTTTCACCGATCGAGCAATGCGGACAGTGATATCGTCATGCTTAATCAGTCGATCCCGGTACGCCAAAGGCAATGCAGCCATGATTGCCGGCTCCAGCTGCTTTACGTTCTCCCGGTAAACAGCTGAGTCCTCTTTGTTGTCCAGCCAGCGAAACAGCTTCACGTTCCAGACTTCAGGTTGGCCGGTAAGGTCGACACCTTTAAGATGCAACTCTTCAGCCGACTCCAGGATTTGCAGAGCAGCAACCAAACGCCCTTCTGCAGCCGCCCATGCGCGAACAGCCGAACAGATTGCGCGGTGATCGACGGATTGTTTTGCATTAGCTTCCTGGTGACAGTTGAATATCAGGCGTTCTGTGGGTGCTCTGTTACTCTGATAAAAAGAAAGTGTTTGCATGGTTAAGGCTCCTGTTTTGGTAAACCATCGCTGGGATTTGGGTAGAGATCAGGACGCAGCTCATGGGGAGTTACACCAGTGACATGAAAAATCGGAAGTACTCGAGCCTGAGGAACCTGACCCGCATTCCGATTTCTCCAGTGACTAACATTCATGGCACTAGTCGATAAAAGTTCAGCCAATTTTGTCGCACTGCCCGCGGTGGCAATGGCTTTGTCTAATGCATTCATATCTGAGCTCCAATGGTGATGTGATAGAAGTTAAACATTATGTTTATATTAATGTCAACTTTTTGAGCGTTGAGCAAATAAACATTTGGTTTAGAATCTTGTTATGAAAGAGAAAACTCATCAGACAGATCACCCTCAAGTGCGCAGACTCAATGAAATCATTGAGCAAAAAGGTATTTCTAAAGCTGACATGGCGCGTATTTGCGGTGTCAGTTCCCAGTCTGTAAACAACTGGTTCGTGCGCGGGACGATAGGTAAAAGCTCTGCGATTAAGCTGGCGGATGCGCTTGGAGTTAGTCTTGCCTGGCTTTTAGGGCAAGAAGTAGATGAGGTAGGTGGACTTAAAACTGACGAACAGCGCCTGCTGGAGCTTTATCGCCAACTGCCGGAAGAAGAGCAGCAAAACATGCTCCGCATCTTCGCACTTCGCCTGAAGGAACTGGATGAGTTGTATGAAAAATACATGAGTAGACGAATCAAGGGCGACGCTGAGTAGTAGGCATCTGGTGCAAACGACGAGGGACACGATTGAAAACTGGCCTGTTTTTAATTTCTATCGCCGTTCTTTGCTTCACCTTCCTTTTCATCTGGATCGTGCTCATTGGTCCTGTGAATGGGCAGGAAAAGACTTACTTTAAGGACACAACAACTTTTGCGATCGTAGTTATGGCAGTGCTGTTGATAGCATTCGTAGTGGTTACTACGATGGTTTTGTTGTGAAGCGGAAAAGTAAGTTTTTTGAGTTTTATCACCGCTGCCGGTACTTCGAGCTTCGTCTGAATGAGATGGAAAAATTGTTTAGACGGATGAGACCGAAGAGTGGTTTAGGTTCTGATCTAGCATTAGGTTTTCCGTAGTTTTTACTTTAAAAAAACATTAAATATCAGCAAATTAAATTTCACTAAGTTATCCATCTGGAGATTGTAATGTCCAAAGATCTTACGCTCGAGCTTCCACATTTACATGATGTTATTGAATCAAAGAACTTCATTGAAACCAATGCTGATGGTGTTGTTACGATCGGTACCCAAAACAACGGATTTGATGTGTTCAACTTTGTTTTTTTGAATAGCAGTCCAGTAATCGGCACAGAAGCCGGAGAGATTGTTGTAAAGGGTATGCAGAGGACCAAGGTTGTATCTATTACATTAAGCAAACAAAAAGCTCATGATTTTTACGAATCGTTGAAAAGTATGTTTGAGGAATAGCCTATTATGGATGTGGCTCAATCTGCTGTTAACGAAGGGAAATTACTGATTGCTTACTCAGATCAGAGTGGGTCTACTGTAGGTTTAGAGTTTTCAGCGGTAGCTTCAAGTCAGGCAACATTACTGATGGGGGCTTGCAGTTTTGCCGCTTCGGATAAACAAAAACGGATTGTCACATCAGTTGGAATGGATGATACTAAGATCATTCAAACATCAACTGAAGATGGAGGTGACGACATGGAAAAAAGAATATCGATTCTTGAAATTGAAGTTGCCCACATCAAAAAAGATGTAACTGAGATAAAAACTACTGTCTCTAAAATTGACACAACTGTTAACTCCTTAGACAAAAACATGGCCGTGGTGCTTGAAAAGCTCTCATCAATCAAGGATTCTCTTGATAAGAAGCCTTCTTCAGATGCCATTGATAGAAAAATCACTGAAGCGAAGCTTGCAATTTTGTTGGGCGTACCTGCAATTATTGCAATTGGCACAGGCATCTATAAAGCCTTTAAAAATTACTTGTAATTTAGACCCGGCCACTGCGCCGGGTTTTTTATATCCTTACCACCAGCTCCGCGCCCAATTCCTACCACGAACTCCCCAATCCCGACCTTTGCGTCGGGATTTTTTTGTCTCCTATCATGTAACGCCCTCCCATAAACCCAGGAATAAACTTTTTGTTTAATAAAATATACTCATAATGTTGACACCGGTTTAAACATTGTGTTTAATCATTATCACCAAGACGCACCACGAACCACCCAGGCATGGAGCCCACGAAGTAGCGGCCCGGCGCATACGAAGACCGGGATGAGGTGGAGAGAATAACGCGCATCAGGTGTAAACGTTCCGCTGGCCGGCGATAAGGCAAACGAGGGTGAGAATGATTGATTTCGCACGCAAACCAGGACGGCAGCAGGCCGTTAAATTGAACTTCTTTGAGGTGATTCTTCGCCGCTTGTGCTACCTGCTGGCGCAAAAGGGGAATCCAGATGTGTAACTCGACGAAATGCGGGTACTGCGGCAAACCGGTTGAACCGGAGGAAGTAGTCAACAGTACCCTTCTCTATCGCAACGGCTCACAGCTGGCGCGCAAAGAAAAAGAATACTGCTCTGAACGTTGTGCTTCGTACGACCAGATGGCCCACGAAAGCTAACGTAAAAGCCGCGCAAGGCGGCCCGTACGTCCGGTGCTCCCGACCAAAGTTACACCGGAAAACTACTTAAAAAACCAAAGTTCACCCAATGGGCGCTATCTCTGGCCCGGGGATCTTACATCCAAAAAAGAGGATCTCACATGGAATTTTTCTATGTAGTCAAAGCCACGCAGAAATCCGGCAAAGATGATGCCGTAATCTGGTTCACTGCTAAATCTGAAGCCCGCGCGAACTTACAGCTCGATGTAGAGCTGGAAGATGGCGGCATTGAAACTGGCCGTGGCAAGGACTATCAGAAGCCGATTCGTACCGATTTCCCGGTATATAACGACCTTCCTGATGAAAGCACCGTTGATTATTCATGGTGCAAACGCTACGAGCTGGACGAAGACCAGCGTACCTGGAAAATTAAACTGCTGGCGGATGACGCGCAGCATGATGAAACCGCCAATTCTGATGTTGTGACTGGTAAAGACGGCACCATCGTGGAAGAAAAACCGGCATTACTCCGCCCGGTATCGCGCCTGCGTCTCCCGCAACGCCTCATCGCGCACCTGATTAATGACACTGAAGAAAAGGAAATCAGCGAAGAGCAGCATATCCAGATCGGACAGATGGAAAGCGATGATAGCAACCAGTACTTGCAGAATCTGTTACTGGCAGCATCTAACGTTCCTGATATCAAGGAGCTTTCCGCCCATGTTGAGTGGAACCTTGTGAGTGCAATTAAACAAGTGTTCCAGCGTGACCAGGTTTATACCGTCAGTTCATTCGAAGAGTTTATGACCGAATGGGCCAGCGCGCCTGAACACAGAACCCTCACCACTCACAAATGGCTTTTTGATAAAGAGCCAGAAGTTGTTGTTAAGGGTGAAAGCGCCCCATCCACAATCACGCCTGTGCTTGTTACCGTGGCAACCCTCCCCCTGCGCCAGCGCATTCTTGCCCAGTTTATTTCTGATGAATATGCATATCACATCGATGCAGAACAGAAGAAAACCATCCAGGAACTCGAGCTGGATGTTGATAACAGCTATGTGCAGAACCTGCTGCTGGCTGCTGAGAACGTGGAATTCTTCAAGAATGCTTCTGAGATAGACATCTCACGGGTTGTAGCCGCTCTGAAAACCGTCTTCCCGGTTGAAGGGAAACGGACTGAGCTGTCTCTTGTCATGCGGTTCATCCGGATCTGGTTTAACACAGAGCACATCGATCGCGGCATCCTGGTTCGCGAGTGGGCTGCCGGCAATCGCATTAGCAATGTTCAGCGCACTGATTCCGGTACCAATGCAGGCGGCGGAAATAAGACAGATCGCAACCCAGAACTGAAACATGATCTCGACGCTCTGGATTTGGAAATAGCCCTGGCTACCCTTTCAGGTGATTTTAATATCTACGATATTCCCGGAGCCCCGTATCGTCTTGCGAAAGACATCGTATCCGCTAAAGATAGTCCGTTTAAAGAGTGGTCTGCGGCCCTACGTAACGTCCCCGGCATTCTGGACTATTCACGCGCCGCTATCTTCGCGCTCATCCGGAATGCTCATCCTTCGTATTACCTCAATGCCGCACGTCTCAGCGGATACATAAATTCGAACCTTACAGAAAGTAACCATGAAAATCCGACAGAAGAGACTCTTGTCGCGGCACGGCACGCACCAGAAGTCAGTTGGGAAAATGAAATTAACCAACAAATCGCTTCCGAAAAAACGGAAGTAGCCGATGACGTCAGCACCCAGGGTGCAGCCAACCAACCGCAGGTTGAAAATCTCGGTGGCGGCATGTTCTCCATTGATGGCCTGATGAACGAAAACCAATCAAAAAATGATGACCGTTCACCAGAACGAGAGGAGACCACCAGCGATGTGCAGATGGAAACGGCTCAGTCAGAGAAAGTCGAAGTTATTGATGCGATACCAACAGGCGAAAGCGCTGATGCAGCTACTCCGCAAACAGTTACCGTAGCGCCGGCAGATATTCTGGCCGCAGCGGCGCCAAGTCTCGCTAACCAGGAACAGGTGGATGTTAACCAGAAAACGGATTCTGTCAGCCAAAACAGCGATTCTGTAAAACTGAATGCGCCAGAACCGGTACAAAACGAGCCAGAAGTAAAGCTGAACGAACCAGTACCCGAATACCCAGCGTACTTCGAGCCTGGCCGTTATGAGGGTCTGCCAAATAACGTCTATCACGCCGCCAACGGCATCAGCAGCACGCAGGTGAAAGACGCCCGGGTGAGCCTGATGTACTTCAACGCGCGGCATGTGGAGAAGACGATCCCGCGTGAAGGATCCAAAGTGCTGGATATGGGCAACCTGGTGCATGGTCTGGCGCTCCAGCCGGAAAACCTCGACGAGGAGTTCAGCGTAGAGCCGGTTATCCCTGAAGGTGCATTCACCACCGCTGCAACCCTGAGGGAGTTCATCGACACCCATAACGCCAGTCTTCCGGCGCTTCTGTCCGCCGACGACATCAAAGCGCTGCTAGAAGAATACAACGCCACCCTGCCGCCGCAGGTGCCGCTCGGTGCATCGCTGGAAGAAACAGCTCAGAGCTACATGACGCTGCCAGCTGAGTTCCAGCGTATCGAGGCAGACCAGAAGCAGACTGCTGCCGCGATGAAGGCTTGCATCAAAGAATACAACGCCACCCTGCCGCCGCAGGTGAAAACGAGCGGTAGCCGTGACGCGCTGCTCGAGCAGCTGGCAATCATCAATCCCGACCTGGTAGCGCAGGAAGCACAGAAACCGGTACCGCTGAAAGTCTCCGGTACCAAAGCCGACATGATCCAGGCGGTGAAGTCTGTTAACCCGGATGCTGTATTCGCTGACGAACTGCTGGATGCGTGGCGCGAGAACCCGGGCGAAAAGATTCTGGTTACGCGCCAGCAGCTCGCGACCGCCCAGGCTATTCAGTCGGCCCTTCTGGCGCACCCGACTGCCGGGATGTTGCTCCAGCATCCTAGCCGTGCTGTTGAGGTTAGTTATTTCGGCTTTGACGAAGAGACCGGGCTTGAAGTGCGTGTGCGCCCTGACCTCGAAATCGACCTGGACGGTGTGCGCATTGGCGCTGACCTGAAAACCATCAGCATGTGGAACGTTAAACAGGAAAGCCTGCGCGCCAAGCTTCACCGGGAAATCATTGAACGCGATTACCACCTGAGCGCGGCCATGTACTGCGAAACCGCAGCGCTGGATCAGTTCTTCTGGATTTTCGTCAACAAAGACGAGAACTACCACTGGATCGCCATCATCGAGGCATCAGCTGAGCTGCTGGAGCTGGGAATGCTCGAGTATCGCAAATCCATGCGCGCCATCGCTACCGGATTCGACACTGGCGAATGGCCAGCGCCTATCACCGCCGATTACACCGACGAACTGAACGACTTCGACCTGCGCCGCCTAGAAGCGCTGCGTACTCAGGCATAAGGGGAATGACGATGGAAAACATGAATATCGTAACTGCGGAGCAGCAGGCTCCGAACACTATCTCTGCCAGCAATGCCATCTTCAATGTGCAGGCGTTAACACAGCTACAAGCCGTTGCCGGATTGATGGCCCAGGCAGCAGTTACAGTTCCTGAACATCTTCGCGGCAACCCTGCCGACTGCATGGCCATCATCATGCAGGCAATGCAGTGGGGGATGAACCCGTACGCGGTGGCGCAAAAAACGCACCTGGTCAACGGCGTGCTGGGCTACGAAGCGCAGCTGGTAAACGCGGTGATCTCCAGCTCCAACGCCATCGTAGGCCGCTTCCATTATGAGTACGAAGGCGACTGGTCGAAATGTGCCACCAGCCGTGAGGAGATCGTTAAGAAGCCAGCGAAAGGCGGCGGTACGTACGACAAGAAAGAGATTGTGCGCGGCTGGACCAGTGCTGATGAACAGGGCCTGTCGGTTCGCGTAGGCGCAGTCATTCGCGGCGAAAGTGAAATTACCTGGGGCGAGCCGGTATTCCTTTCCAGCGTGATTACTCGCAACTCCCCACTGTGGGTATCGAATCCGAAGCAGCAAATCGCGTACCTGGCCCTGAAGTACTGGGCGCGCCTGTACTGCCCGGCAGTAGTTCTGGGGGTGTATACCCCAGATGAAGTTGAGCAGCGCACAGAGAAGGAAATTAACCCAGCACCAGCCCAACGCGTGAGCCTGGCTGATATGAAAGGTGACGCCGTAACAACCACTCACAGCGTGCAGGAGTCGGCAGCAAATATCGATGGCCTGGCCGAAGAATTCCGGGATCGCATTGAGGGTGCCCAGGATGTAGATAACGCCAAAGCGGTGCGTGCCGACATCGAGAGTACCAAAGCAACACTGGGTTCCGCCCTGTTCACCGAGCTGAAAAACAAAGCCGTTAAGCGATATTACCTGGTGGATGCACGCAACAAGGTTGAGGCGGCGATTAACTCCCTGCCCCAACCAGACGAGCCGAATGCAGCAGAACGGTTCGCGGAAGCCGAGCGCGTGCTTGCATCTTCAAAGCGTCACCTGGGCGACGAACTGCACGATCAGTTCAGCATCACCATGGCAGATATGAAACCGGAATATGTGGCCTAAGGGAGGCGGGAGGGTTCGCCCTCCCGGTAACGATATGACGAAAATTATCGAACGCGGAATGATTTTCAACAGCGAAATGGTTCGAGCCATTCTCGACGGCCGGAAGACGGAGACACGGCGGCCAGTTAAGTTCCCCTTAATCGACAAGAATATGGGCTGTGAATTAGCAGGTAACGAGCTTGCCGGGGAATTGGCGGCTGGGAACCACTGGAATAGTCCGTTTGGTAAGCCAGGCGAACATATCTGGGTAAGGGAAACGTGGGCAGAAGCTGGTGCCAGCGCATCGGAATTGCTGCTTTACCGGGCTAACTATCCGGAGCATGTACCACCACATTACGAGAACGTGCCGCCGGCTGATGAAGTCCGCTGGACACCCAGCATCCATATGCCGCGCTGGGCCAGCCGTATCACGTTGGAGATTACCTGCGTTCGGGTCGAGCGGTTAAAAAGTATCAGCGACGAAGAAGCGCGATCAGAGGGGGTTGTCCAACTACGGGAAGGGTTTTGGAAACACTACCAACCGGGCTGGACGCAGCACCAGCTAAGCGCCAGAGGGGCTTTCGCTACGCTCTGGGATTCCATTTACGGCTTTGGTGAATGGGATAGAAATCCTTGGGTCTGGGTGATCAAGTTTAAGCGTATCGAAGGAGATGGCCATGCGACTGATTAACCGTGGCAATCAGCAGTCCCCTCTCGCTCGTCAGGCGTGTGACATCGCGCTGGCAGCCCATGCGGAACGTTACGGCGACTACGGGCGCAGCAAGATGAAAGAGACTTATACGGTGAGGGTGGAAGGCGTGAAGGTCTGGGTGGAGGTGGTAAACCGCAAAGCCAGCTACGTGGCCACTGCAATGACCGGAATGCGCCGACTCAGATCCCTGCCAGGACAGGTTTCCTGATATCGATATTTCAAATGTCATTAACCGGCATCTTTATACTGATGTCGGTTACCTGAGGTGAACGATGGCACAGGTAATTTTTAATGAAGAGTGGATTGTTGAGGCCAAGCTCATCGAAAGAACCGGTCTCTCCAGTGGGCAAATAAAGAGCTACAGGCTCAAGTCCTGGGTTAACGGCATTCACTTTAAATACGTCACAGCCGATGGCAGAACCGAGTCTGAAAAAGGCCTTGCCTGGTATAACTACCCCAAAATAAACCATTTCATTAAGGATGCGTAATGGCAGGCTTTCCTACCGGCGTTGAAATACACAACGGTAAATTGAGGATTTCGTTCAAGTTCAAGAATATTCGCTGCCGGGAAGTTTTGCAGGGTTGGACTGTAAATAACTCCAATATCAAGAAAGCAGGAAATCTTAGGGCATTAATCTGCGCCGAAATTCAGCTGGGAACATTCAAATACGAAGAACGCTTTCCTGAGAGCAAAGCACTTAAGAAGTTTTCGACGCCCAGCAAGAGTGTCTTAACCTTTCAAGAGCTGTGCGATGCATATCACGCAGTGAAAGAGGTGGAGATTAGTCCGGCAACAATGATGATTACCCGGTCGGTCAGTACCCTCTTCACGAAGATTATCGGAGAGGATACTTCTCTTGAGGATATACAGCTGAACGATATGTTGTTGTACCGAAAAAAATTGCTTGAGGGGGAATTTAAGGCAAGGGCTGATGGGCAACGTACAGTCAGAACTGTTAACGCATTTATGGGGCAGCTATGCCGGATGCTCAGCTTCGCGCAACAGAGCAACTACATCCAGCACAAGCCTTTCGAGAACATCAAAAGTCTGAAGACATCTGAACTGGATCCGGATCCATTGCTGAAAGAAGAATTTCAGGAATTATCAAAGCACTGGGAAGGTCAGCATTTGAACCTCTGGACGTTTGCCGTTTATTCCGGTTTACGCCATGGCGAGTTGACAGGTTTAGCCTGGGAGGATGTCGATTTATCGACTGGTGAAGTTCATGTTAAGCGTACCATGACTCTCACGAAGAAATTTGGACCACCTAAAACGAAGGCGGGGATCAGGACGGTGAAATTGCTTAAGCCGGCGCTGGAGGCGTTAACAAGGCAATACGAGCTTACAGGCGACAAGTTGCCCACTGAAATCGACTTCTACCACCGAGAGCGCGGAAAGGTTGAAAAGCAAAGCCTTAGATTCTGCTTCGTTCCCAACTATGAAGAAGGGAAATTGAGCAGACATTATTCTCAGAGCACGATTAACCAGACATGGCCAGGGGCTATGCGAAAATCAGGAGTAAGGTATAGAACCCCCTATCACACCCGCCATACTTATGCCTGCTGGTTACTATCGGCTGGAGCAAACCCATCGTTCATTGCAAGTCAGTTGGGGCATAAAAATGCGCGTATGGTTTACACCGTATATTCAAAATGGATCGTAAAGATGAACGATGACCAAATAGGCATGTTAAACGAGAAAATTTAG